GGCTGGGCAAGGTGGGCCGACGATCACGGTGTCGGATGATGAACTGATCCGGCGCGTCGAGGAGCGTAGCGCGCGCATCGTGCAGATCAATCAAAGCGCGCTCGATCGCTGGGTGCTCGAAGCGCTCGAATAGTCGTCTCTACCCAGACGTCAGTGTCTAAGGCCGGGCTGTCATTTCATGGGCAGCCCGATTTTTTTGCCCTAAAATCTGCAAATTCATTCCAGAAATAAGGGACTTGACATCGTTTTGAAACCGACTATACTTATTAAGTCAGTCGGGTATGGCAACCGGTAACGGCAACCACAAAAGGACACGACCATGAACGCCACGATTTTCAAGACCTTCGAAACCTTCGCCACCACACTGCCGATCGAACAGCTGCGCAGCACGATCGATACCGTTACCAGCACGCTGGACACGCTCACGAAGGAACAGCGGCACGCGGATGCGGCTGGCCTGCCGGAAGCGCTCGAAGCGCTCAGCGCTGAACTGTTCAAGCGGAACGCGCAGAACTTCGCGATCGCTGCACAGGCCGACATTGTGGACAACGGAATCGAACTTGATTACCTCACCGGCCGCGCCGAACACGACGCGTTCGAAGCAGGCGCCGAAGATATGGAACGGCGCGCGATGAAAAACGAAGCGCTGCGCGAAGCGGAAACCGAAGCACAGATGGCCGAGGATCTGAACACGCAAAAGTCATTCGATCCGAAACGGTTCATTCTCGCGGGCAATGCGATTTTCACGTTGTCCAATAATAAGGGTGAACACCTGACGTTCCGCGTGCGTGCGAAGCAGGACGATCCGAATCGTGCGCCGGTCTACTTTGTGTCGCTGCTTGCCGGTGCGGACAACGTGAACGACTACACGTATCTGGGCATGGTCGATGCGAGCACGGGCGCGGTGCGGCTCACGAAGAAATCCACCGACAACAATTTCACCGATGCGACAAAATCGGTCATGGTGATTCGCTGGTCGCTGGCGCTGATCTTCGCGGGCAAGTCGTTTCCAGTTGGCTACGACATCCGGCACGCGGGCCGCTGTGGTCGCTGCGGGCGGCTGCTCACGGTGCCCAGCTCGATCGATTCCGGTATCGGTCCGGAATGCGCGACACGCATGTAGTTCACCAGCCGGGCGCCTGCGGGTGCCCGGCACTTCACCGGAACAGGAGCCGATGATGAATTTCAGCGAAATGGTTTCAATCTCGAAGCGGTTATCGGTGGGCAGCTTTACCGCGGCACCAATGGCTGATGTCCGCGGGCGCATTCTCAATCATCCGGATGCCGAATTCGTGAGCAGCTTCCACTGGCCGAACCGTTACTACTTTCAGATCGAGCACGGGCTCGGCACTGAACGGCGCGCGATTCCAATCGGGATGGAACCGGCCGAATCAGGCTGCGCAATCCGCAGACTGTGCCACCACGATGGCACGCTGGTCGGTACAGCGGAAAACGGTGTGCTGCGGCTCGTGGTCGACGGTGTGCCGTTCACGGTGACCGTATCATGATGCGCCGCATTACGTTCGTGGCTGCCTTTCCGAACGTGTTCGTGCTGTTTCCGGTGTGCGGCCACGTGCAGCCGCGGCTGCGGTCCGAAGGGGAACCACCCGCGCGGATCCATTGCGCGCAGTGCGCGGCGCTATGGGTGCACCACGGGGCACCAGCTGGCACCGCAAAGGCCGATCGGTCGGTGCTGCTGGCGAAGCCACGGGCGCCAAAGCGGGCTCGTAAAGGGGCGCGTGTGCAGGTGCAGGGGGAAGAGCGGTTAATCGTGCGCGTGCTGCGCGGTGGCGAAGGGGTGCAGCTCGATCGGCCGGTGAAAGGGTTTGCCAATTGGGAACTGTCGGACGTGAGGGTGCTGTGATGGCTCAAATCCTAGATGAACACGTGGCGGAACTACTCGCTGATATTGACGGGATAGAAGCGGATCTGCGTAGGCTCGAAAACCGGCTGACATATGTGCGCTCGAAGCTACACCGGCTGTCCGGGCTGGGCAAGCGGTATGGTGATAACGGTCGCAGGCCGGAGCCGGTGCCACCAGCACCGCGGGCACCGGCACTGCCGCGCGATCTGGACGACGATATCCCGTTCTAACTTTATTTTCTGCAGCTCTTGACATCGGATTGAAACCGACTATACTTACTTTGTCGGTCGCAATTCCGCGGCAGACACTCGAAAGGGCCGAACCGATGAACGCCGCAACCCTCGCCAGCTACTACACGGACGCCAAAGTGGCGGAACTGCAGGCGGCATTCAATCGCGTGGCGCCGAAGCCGAACTGGAAAACGGCGATCGACGCGATCGTGATCGTCGTGAACGACGCGGAACTCGCCACGATCGCGGAAGCGGTCACGTTCTACACGGGCAGCATAATCATGGCGACCGTGGTTCGGCAGGATGGCATGCTGCGCAGCGTGCGCGTGCAGGCCGCTGGTTACTACGTGGCGATCGGAGCGTAACGTGGTCGACAAACTGCTCGGCAAACGCTTCGAACTTCGTGCCGGTGGGCACGTGTTCGATTTTACGGTGGTAGCGATCGACCGGAAGGCCGATCGCGCCAGCGTGCACCACTACTGTGGCGATCGTGGGACCGTATCCTACTCACAGCTGGTGGATTCGTATCGGCTGGGCAACATGCAGGAAGCGGCTGTGCGGCCGGTGGTGCTCGAAGCGCAGCCATGGGTGCGGCTGGGTGGGACTGGCCGCAAGGTGCTTGTCACGCATCGCGTGCGCGGGCGCACACACGTGCAGGAGTTGTGATGGCGAAAAAACTGATTCAGACAAATTTCCGCTACAGCTATACCGATCCGTGCGGACCGGTGCGCGAGCAGTTCGGTAGCTATCTCGGGCGCACGGCGGCCAGTCGCGCCACGCTGCTGCGGTTTCTTCGTGGCAATTTCAAGCGCTGCGGGCTCGAAGCACGCGTGAGCAGTCTCACGATCGGCAGCTCGCATGAATCGCAATGGATCGCCAAGTGACGCGCCAGCAGAAAGCGATCGCGGTGCTGGTGCTGTTCGTGCGTATACCGGCCGGGTTGCTGATGCTGCTGGCGTTTCTAAGCAGCTCGTGGGTGTCGTTCACGCTGGCGCTGATCGCATGGGTGCTGACGCATATCGGGTTACACACTGCATTTAGCGAAGAGGAGTAGAACCGTGGAACAGGAACCGAAACTAATTAAAGACGATTTGCCGCGATCCACTGTGGTGCGCGTAGCACTGGACGAAATCGCCACACCGGACGTCAGCGATCACGATGCCATCGAGGATATGGCGGCCAGTATTCGCGCGGTGGGCATGCTGCAGCCGGTGGTGCTGGTGCGGCACGTCAATAACTCGAAGCGCTTTCGCATCGTGGCGGGCCGCAGGCGCATCGCGGCACTGCTCGCAATCTGTAAGCAGGACGAGAACGATCCGGCTGGCGTGCACGTGCATGCGCACGTGTTCGATACGTTATCAAAAGCCGAAGCGGCCGAGCGGTTGCTGCGCGAAAACGCGAATCGGTCAGACAACTATCTGGCCGAACGCGACGCACTGCTCACGCTGCAGGCGCAGGGGCTCGAACCAAAACAAATCGCGCAGCGGCTGCGCGTCAATCTGACATGGGTGAATCGGCGGCTGTCGCTGGCCGCATTACCGGAACCAATTGCACAGGCGCTGCGCCGGGGCGACGTTACGTTCACGACGGCACTGCAGATCGTGCGGCTACCGGCACAGGCACGTACGAAACTTGCGCGGCAATACGAGAAGCGGCGCGACGAGGATGGATCGGCGCGCATTTCACAGGAAACGGTGCGCGCATCGCAGGAAACCGGACCGGTGCTGGTGGGACCGTTGTTTCCTGATCTGCGCACGAATACCGTCGTGGCAGCAGCGCACACGCGGCGCGAGCAGGCATGGCGCGATGTCACCGAATGGATCGATCAGTCGGTGCAGCTCGGTGGCATTACCAAAAACGGTGCGCAATACATCAAAGCGGCGATCGAATCCTACGGCGCGGCACGTGAACAGCTGGGCACGATTCAAGCAGGGGAACGGTTATGAGCACGCTGACGACGGCACGGGGCTGCGGCACACGGACACGCGGTGGTGTCTATATTGAATCAGGGCTCAGCGCGAACGGAAGGCCGCTCGAAGAGTTTCTGTTCGATCCGCCGCTCACGTTCGAATTCTATGCGGACGCGGGCGCAGGTGATCCGGCATGGTTCAAGCCGCACCGCTCACCGATCGTATTCGAACATGCGGGCGCCAAGCATTTAATGTTTTGGGTAGGCGAGGAACACTATCCGGACGTCTGGGATTTCATCGAGGAAACGCGCGTGCTGGGTGCGTCGCGCAAGGTATCGCGCACATTCGATTTCTCGCAGCTCACGCCGAGCAGTCGCATGTTTTTTGTGCATCCGAATGCACATGTGATCGGTCGCTGTAATGGCGATGATGCGGTGCAGTCATTGCCGCGGTGCTGCACTGAACGACATTCCAATCTGCGCACGGTGGCCGCAGGACTTGCGCTGTCGGACTGCTTGTCAAACGCGCTGCTGCTGCCGGTTACGTCGACTGGCGGCTATGACTGGAAAGCTGCTGATGACAGCCATGGCACGCAAGGCGTGCGTACGTTGCCGTGTGGCCACGCATATAGTCGGTATACTATGAAAGATGCGGTGCTGCTGTCGCAGCCCGGCATATTCATGTGGCTGCCGATCACAGGGGTGGCGATGATCAAGCAGCAGGATGGATCTGTGGATCCGATCGTGCGCGATCGTGTGCAGCGGGCCGCGGTGGCAACGTTCGAACGTGAGGAGTAATGAAACGTCTTAGCGGTGGCGGCCGCGGGGGTGCTCGGGATAATGCCGGGCAGCCCGCGGTGTATCGACCAAAAAATGAAGCGCGCATGTATCTGCCGAACGAGAATGCGGATCAGGTGCTGCGGCGCGCGCGCGATCGCACCGGGCGATCGATGTCGGATATTGTCGAGCACCTGCTGCGCAAGCACGGCGCACGGCTCGATACGGTGACTACGTTCACCGGGCGCACGCGATCCGTCGTGCAGAAACGTGTGCTGCTCACCAGCGAAGCCGCGGGCATTCTAGATGCCTTGATCGTTCGGTCCGGTGAAGGGCTGAACGACGTGATCGACTATCTTGTTACGGTGCATGCACCGTCGCTGATGCGGTTCGGCGTCACGTCGACGGAACAATCCGCAGCCCGGCGCACAGCCTAAAAACTTGCAGATTCAGGCCGGATTCGTGGCACTTGACAACCGTTTGAAACCGACTATACTTAGTGCATGGTTATCGGATATCTCACACCGGTCGAGAGTGCTTCGGGCAAACTGTTTTGGCTCGTGCGAATTGAAGGCAACGGCACACCTTACACAATTGAGCGCACGTTTGAAATCTCACCGTATGCCGAGAAAGCCGTTTACGACACCGCAAAGGCATGCCGCATGGGCTGCCGGATCGTTTACAACAAGTTGTGAAAGGAAATCCGATAATGGTTACGCGCACAAACGGAAACACGACCGATTACTACCTCACAGCTCGCGCGACCGATCCGGTGCTGCGCAAGATCGTCACCGTAGGCGAAGGCACTGAACTAATTTCGTTCACCGGCCGATCGCTGATCGTGTCAAAAATGCGGTTTGATGCGCACGTGCCGCAGATCGTGATCGATGGTGCGGTGCAAACGATGCAAGCCGAAGCGGCGAAGCTGCTGCCGCAAGTCGAGCACGTCACCTATGCACAGGAACTGATCGCGGCCGCGCTGCGCGACGATGGTATTAGCGACATCGTGCGCAACGTCGAGGAATTTCGCAACGGTGATCTGGAGCTGAACCTGCACAATGGCGCGCGGCTGGCGATCACGATCCGCGAAACGAAGGCGGCGCAGTAATGCACGCCGAGCCGCTCATGCTGAATCCGGGCCGTAATGGGTATTGCGGTCCGGGCGCACTCTCGATCCTCGCAGGTGTCGACACTGATACCGCTGCCGCGGTGCTGCGGCGCATTACCGGCAAGCGCGCTGTGTATGGCGTATGGATGTCCGATATGGTGCGCGCACTGCGGGCGCTGGGGCTCACGCCAACGTGTATCTACCGCAAAGGCACGAAGGGCGTTACGCTCGAACGCTGGGCGCCACAGCAGCAGGACGGGCGCTATCTCGTATCCGTCACCGGACATTATTGTGTGGTGCGTGTGCATCACGGCGCAGGAATTTTCGTCTGCGATAATCACACGTTCCACGAGCTGCCGCTCGCGCGCTACCGGCAGCGTCGAAAGCGCTTAAAGCAAGGCTGGAAAATTATTTCGCAATAGGCTTGACATAGGTTTGAAACCGACTATACTTAGTGAGTTGGTTCGCGGTAGTCGCGGGCGACAAGCAAGGGGGTTGGGCACATGGATTTCCGCTATCGCTACTCGGTGCAGCTGTTCACGGTGACCGGTCGCCAGACGCCTGCGGGCTGGCAGGTGGGCAAGCGCTTCGGGCACAAGGGGCTCGGTCAGCCGAATGCCGCGAAGCTGGCGCAGTACGTGGCCGACTATAACGCCAGCGTGCAGCCCGATGGCTGCAATGCGCATCTGGGCGCCGGTGCGGTGGCGATCGGCGCGGTGGTGAAGGATCACGATAACGATGCGCGCATCGTGGCTGGCTGGGGCACGTATCCGATCGTGTTGGCAGGGGTGCGCTAATGGCTGGCGATCGCGAGGCTCAATTTCGTGCGGTGGCTGCGATAGCCGAAGCCGTACGCATCGCAGGGGAAATCCCAGCCGGGCACCTGTATGCCATGGTGCTCGATCGCATGCCGCTCGCGGTGTTCGAGGAAATCGTGGCGCTGCTCGTGCGCGCCAAGCTGGTGCGCCGCGAATCGTCGCATTTGCTCGTGTGGATCGGTCAGCTGAAAGGTGTCACGAAATGAAACTGGAACTACTGTTGCTGCAATCAAAACCGCAGCGCAAGGAGCTAGTGATGGGAAACTCGCATTACAACGTGGCGCCGCGATGGTCTAGTGGTTCACCAGCCATGGTGGATCGGCGCACCGCGATCGGCGTAGCTGGTGACGAGCAATCGTCGCACTCGCACGCGCTACAGGGGTTTTACGGCGAGGATAAGCAGCGTGCGGCGCAGGCGCCCGGCGCGCTATCTGGCATCGTGGAACATCGCCACGAAAGCGGCCGCGGCTGGTTTGTGCGCGATCTGCTCACGGGCGAATACTTCTACCGCTGGGAACGCGGACACCGGCCGACAGCGGCGCAGCGCGCGGCAGTCCGGCGCAAGATGTTCACGATCTGGGAATCGGCCGATTACCGTGAAACCGTGAAAAACGTTCCAGATTTCAGGGGCTTGACATCGGTTTGAAACCGACTATACTTATCACATGGTTATGACGTTTTCGGCTGGACGGTTCGTGGCAACACCGCAAGGTGAAACCGATCACGCGGCGATCAAAGCAGCTGGCGCGCGGTTCGTGTGGGACCGCGCCAGCCGCAGCTACTGGACGAAGTTTGCGGATCAGGCTGTGAAGCTGGCCGCATTCGCTGACGAAACCGCGGCTGCGAAGCTGGCCGGTGTGCCAACCGTGGAACAGCGCGCGACGGCAGTGGTCGCCAGCCGGGCGCAGGATGCGGCGATCGAAGTGCCTGCACCTGCGGGGCTCAACTATCTGCCGTTCCAGCGTGCGGGCATTGCCTACAGCGAGCAGCGCGCTGGCGTGCTGATGGCACCGGAGCAAGGGCTCGGGAAAACGATCATCGTGTGCGGCGTGATCAACCGCGACAGCTCAATCCGTCGCGCGCTGGTGCTGTGCCCAAAAACGCCGCGGGGCAACTGGCGCAACGAGCTGAATAAGTGGCTCACGCGCCGTATGACGATCGGCATCGGTGACGCGAAGCAGTTGCCGCTGCATGCCGATATCGTGATCATTCATTACGATGTGGCGCACCGCTACACTGAACAGCTGCATTCGGTAGCGTGGGATCTGATCGTGTGCGACGAAGCGCACCTGTTGAAAAATCCAAAGGCGCAGCGAACGATCCTCGTGTTCGGAAAAAAGGGCAAGCGCGCGAAGGGCAAGGCTGGCGCGGCTGGTTACGTGCCTGCCGTTCCGCCGATTCCATCGCTCGAAGCACGGCGCAAGATGCTGTTGACTGGCACGCCGATCGTCAATCGCCCGATGGAAGTGTTCCCGCTGCTGCACTACGTTGATTCAATCAGCTGGCCTGAATTTTTCCCGTTCGCCAAGCGCTACTGCGATGCCAACCGCACACCTTACGGCTGGGATTTCAAAGGCGCCAGCCACCTTGACGAACTGCAGCAGAAAATGCGCGAGACGGTTATGTATCGCGTGCGCAAGTCAGAAGTGCTCACCGAGCTGCCGCGGAAGTTCCGGCAAGTGATCGAAATCCCTGCGAACGGCGCAGGCAAAATCGTGGCCGCCGAACGCGAAGCCTACGATCTCGTGAACACCGACGAGCACAAAGCACGGATCGCGCAGCTACAAGCCGCGGTGGAAGCGGCGAAGCTGACCGGCAACCGCGAAGAGTATGCCGCGGCGATCAACGCGCTGCAGCAGGGTGTGGCTGCACCGCTCGCGGAAATCAGCGCGATGCGTAAGGCACTGGCGATCGAAAAGGCACCTTACGTGATCGAGCACGTGCAAACGGTGCTCGAAGATAACCCGACGCATAAGGTGGTCGTGTTCGCGTGGCATCACGAAATGGTGAACGCGCTGCGCGCAGCCTTCGCGGACAAGATGGTGGAAATCACCGGCCGCACCACAGGCGATCGCACGGACATCGTGCGCCGGTTTCAGGAAGATCCCAGCGTGCAGGTGTTCGTGGGCTCGATCACGGCAGCCGGAACGGCGATCACATTGACGGCGGCATCGCATGTCATTTTTGCGGAGCTGGATTGGGTGCCCGGTAATTTGTCGCAGGCCGAAGATCGCTGCCACCGAATCGGGCAGCACGATAACGTGCTGGTGCAGCATCTCGTGTTCGAAGGTTCACTGGATGCCACGATGGTGCACATGATCATTGCTAAGCAAGCTGTGATCGATGCCGCGGTGGACGACGTGCATGTGGCACCAGCACCGGCACCAGTCGCAGCCGCTCGCGCGATCGCGCGGCCAGTCGTGACCGAACCGGAATGGAATGGAGTAGATGCACCGTGGTAGCAGCAAAACGGTATTCGAAAGGGCTCACACAAAAACAGGAACGCGAAATCATCCGGGGTGGTGAGGCACCCGTCCCGGTGATTACGCCGCAGCATTCCGTACTGCTCAGCGACAAACAGCGCGAAGCACTGGTGCGCCGGTCGTATCAGCTCGCGGTGCGTGTGCAGGTGGCGGTACGCGATGCATGCGGCTATGCCGTTACGCTAGACGAAGCACTGATCGTGGCGCGGCTGCTTGTGCTCGATCTGGTCGCTGATGGCCGTGGACATTCGCTATTGCAATTACTCGACACCGCAAAACAGGAGCTGAAACCATGAACGTGATCCCGATGGAAATTCAATCCGCACGCTATGTGAAACAGGCGCTCGATTACTTCAACGGCAACAAACGCAAAGCCTGCAGGCGGTTAGATATTTCGTATCACACGATCAACCGCTATCTGGCGATCGAGTTGCGCTGGCGCGGGCTCAGCGATCAGGCGATCGCGGTGGAACACGTGCAGCGCGTGGGTGCCGATGATTTTTTGAAAGCGCTTGCGCAGTAGTTGAAATAGACTATACTCACACGTGCAGGAGAACCGAATGGCAACAGCAGCAGAAAATAATCTCGGCGCGGCCGGTATGGTTGAAATGCCGGGCATGCTCAGTAGCGCGATCGGTGGCGACGATCTCATGCTCGATCCGTCGATCTATGTCGGAGTGGGCACGCTCGATCTGACGCCGGATCAGATTGCCATACTGATACAGGATCCGAACGACAGCGAAATCGATATCCTCGTGACCGGGGAAGTCTATATGAGCCACGTGCATGTGCGTGCGCGGCTGATTCAAGCGTTCAAGCCTGCGGGCTGGGCAATGCGGCCGCTGTCGCGTGAACGCACCGAAGAGGATAGCGATGGCAAAACGGTGTGCTTCGAGCAAATGTGGGGCATGTTCGTGCGCGGGATATTCGTGGCGGCTGCGTGGGGCTCGAACGAATGGCGCCGGGACAACGATCGCAGCAACCGAACCGACGCGCTCGAAGCCTGCAAGTCAAATGCGCTCACGCGCTGCGCGAAGGATCTCGGCATTGCCGCGCAGTGCTGGGACAAGCGCTGGGCGGATGCGTGGCGGGCTGGGAAGTGCTTCCGTGTGTGGCTGGAAAAGGGCGATCGGGGCGGCAGTAATAAGCCGGTGTGGCGCCGGATGGACGCGCCAGCATTCTGGAACGAAAAAGGGATCGCGGACGACAGCCCGAACAAAGAGAAATACAACCTGCCGAAGCAAACGCAAGCCGGGCGCCAGCCGCCACCGCAAGGCGCGCAGGCGCCTACAGGAACCACGAACGGCGGCTACCGGCAACCACAGGCCGCGGCCAGCTCGCAGGCGCCTACGCAACGACAGGGCAACAATCCGGTGCCAGCCACCGCGAAGCCGGATTTTCAGCCACCGGGGCAGTCTGCACCGGCTACCGGCACGATCCGCGTAATCGAGCTGCTGCAAACCGCGGATCTGTTCCGCTCAATCGATGATGCCAAGCAGCCGGACGGCAAGGCACACGTGTATCGGTGTGTTACGGACAAGCGCACCTATGCATGGTTCAGTTACGAAAAAATGGAAAACGGGCAGCTGGGATCGGATGCGTTTACTACGGCGAAGGAACTCGAAAAATCCGTCGTGGTGATCGATTACGTCACGCAATCGCGCGGCGACGGGCAAGGGGTGAACAATAAACTGCGCGGTGTGCGTGCGCTCACGTTGGCCGAACAGGCGCATGTGAATCAGCAGACGGTAGCAAACGCGAAGCACGGCAAGTGAGCGATACCGTCACGATCGATACGCGAATGATCACGCTGGACGACCAGCACCGCTACTGGCATGGCGATCGGCAGTTGGTGGGCACGACGTTCGCGCTGGCGCAAGGTGGTTTCATTGACGAAAACACGCTGCGCTATGCGAACGTCGCGCGCGGGCATGCAGTGCACGCGATCGCGGCACTCGAAATGATCGAGCAGCTCGATCACGCCACCGTGGATCCGCTGCTTGTGGGTTATCACGAAGCCGTGATGCGCGTGCGCGATGATCTACGGCTCGAAACCTCGCGCGTTGAGCAAGTGGGTGGCATTCCTGAATTGGGCTACGGCAGCACGCTCGACTGGCTCGGCACAATTCAACCTCGCGGCCGCTCGCGGCGCCGAACGCTGATCGATTGGAAAACCTACGCCTACACACACTGGCACCGGCTGCAGGTGGGTGGCGCATATCTACCGGTCGCACACAAATGCTACGACGACAGCGAACCGATCGACACGCTCGTGGTGCAGCTCGAAGCCACGGGCGAATACAAGCTGTTTCCATTCGTGCCGGATCCCAGCGAACGCATGGTGTTTCTGGGTGCAGTGTCCGGCACGCGCTGGCGCATGAAATACGGAAGGGGTGGACAGCTCTATGGCCGAAGCAGTAGCAACTGAATCGCTGGTAGCGATCGCAGCCGACGCGGCGACGAAGCCGGGCGACGAAGTCAAAGTGGTGATGGTGTCGCAGGAAATTGCGCAGCTCGCGCAGCAGGTGCAGGCGCTGCCCGCGATCATCGATACACCGGAACAATTTCAATTCGTGGCTGAACAGCGTGAAGTGTCGCGCGCGTTCGTCTCGAAAACAGAATCGTTTTTTGAGAAGTCGCGCAAGGCCACCTATGACGCGTGGCAAAGCGTGCTAGGTGATATCGGCACGTTGAAGCAGCCGCATTTGGATCGTATCGATCAGGCCGATCGGCTACTGAAAGCGTTTCACCAGCGTGAACGCGATCGCGTGGCTCGACAGGAACGCGAAGAGCAAGCGCTGCTCGATATGGCTGGTGTGCCGGAAGAGGAACAGATCATCATGCCGCAACCGTCGCGGGCACAATCCGTGATGGCTGCGGCGCCGGTCAGCCTGCACGATAAGCCGGAAGTGCAGGGTATTGATCTGGCGCAGCTCGTGATCGGCATTGCGCGGCCAGCGATTTATATCGAACTGGCTGCGGTGATCGAGCAGCTGGCGCAGTCGCAGAAAGGTGTCAGCCGGGCCGCATGGTTAGCCGTGCGCGATTGGCTGCGCAAGGAATGCAACGAGCTGCCGCGCGTGCCGGTGCAAGTGGTCAGCGCGAATGCTGGGTTTATCCGCACGCAAGTATCACGATCGAAAATGCTGCTCAATTGGCCGGGCGTGAAAGTCGGCACTGGCAGTGGTGTACGCGCGAAGCCGAAACGCTAGATTTTGTATGTTGATCTATTTAGTGTGCGGAGTCATACTCCGCGCCTAGAAACGAAAGGCCGCCACCGCGGGAAACGGTAGCGGCCAGATTCGACCGTGCTGGTAATGACAGCGACGGGCGGTTTCAGCCGTCAATCCTACCATTCCAGCACTCTAAAAATCTAGGTTTCTCAGCCGTGTGTGCAGGGGCTAACTGTAACCAGCGGGCATACGGATGAGTTTCCCACAGCGAGCAATCCGGATGGGGCTAATAGCTCGCGCATGCGCCAGTGGCGAAACCACGGGGGCGCCTAGCTAGGGTTGGATTGGCCGACTCATAAAATTTCCCGTGGAATGCTGGCGCCGTATCGACCAGCATCCGACGATGACGGGCGGGCACCGTGGGGATATCCCTCGAATGGCTGCAACGGTTATCGTGTTCGGGTATCCGCCGCTCTAGGGAGTGGCTTGCCCGAACGACTCAGGTGCGGCGCAGCCGTAAGGATTGGAGCTGGGGCAATGAGGCTACCGAAAACAGTGTTGGATGCAGTGCGAAAATATAAAGCACTGATCAATGGTCCGGATCCGGACAATCTTTTTCAGAAAGATCCGGGCGAAGAGGAGATCGCGGAAATTGTTGGCGCCAAAATGAGCGTCGCGGATGCGGTGCTCGCGTGGATCGATGTGCATCCGATCGCGCCAAAACCGGCAAAGGTGGCCGCGTTGAAAGTTGCAGATCCATCGGTGTCGATCGTGATGAAGCGCTACGAATCGCTATGGCGCGCGAAGCACGGGAATGAACCGTTACCGCCGCAGAATTGGCCGATGATCGGTCGGCAGACGAAAGCGCTGCTGCTGAACTACGGCGAGCAGCGCGTGCTGCAGATGCTGAAAATCTATGTCGTGGAAGGCGATCTATTCTGGGCGAAGCAGGGATTTCCGTGGAGCGGTTTCTATAGCAGCGTGCCACGGCTGGCACTCGCCACACGCGGGCCGCTCGCGCAGGGCTCGGCAGCCGATCGCGTCGCAGCTAAACTAGTCGGGGGTGCGTAATGTATAGCACACGGGAAGATCGGGAACAGGCCGCAAAGCTGAGTGAATCGCAGCAGCGCAAGCTGAACGAACGGCGGGCAATTTTCTATGCAGGCTGGGACGGTCGCAGCGTATCCGTCGTGAAAGCGATGCTGCCGCTCGTGGTCGTGAATGCCATGCTTGGCGCATTCCCACACGAGCAGCCGAGCCCGATCAGCGGTGGCAGTTACGAACTCGCGCGCGAGGAAGCCTTTCAGCGATTCGAACGCAAGCGAATCGAAGCGGAAACCGCGGTGCTGCGGCAGGTGGCGCCATGACGCGCGCCGAAGCGGCCGAACTGGTGAAGGAATTCGATCGTGTGGCGCGGTCCGGCGTGCTGAAACTCACGACGCAGCCGAACGAAGATTTTTGGACGCTCTATATCAGCGCGCTGGCCGATTACGATCTGATCGTCGCGCGCGCGGCAATGCAGCGTTATATTCGCACCGCTGGCATGGTGTTTTTCCCGACACCGGGGCAACTGATCGAACTGGTGGAAGGCGCAGGCGACGATCGTGGTCTGCAAGCGTGGCTGATATTCAACGAAGCTATTCACCTGATCGGCAATTTCAAGTCGCTGATCGTAGAGGATGCTGCGCTCGGGCGCGCGCTCGCGCAGGTGTTCGGCGGTTGGATCGATGCGTGTGACACGCGGGCCATAACCGAAGAGCCGACATGGCAGGCGCGAAAAAAGGAATTCGTGTCGAGCTACCGGTTTCACAGCATGGCCGCACCGTGCGAAGCGGATCCGATCTGGTTCGACGGTTTCTGTGTGCAGCAGAATCGTGAGAACCTCGGGCGCTGGGATTGGCACCTGCAACAGCTGATCGAGTATGCCGGGGTGATCACGCGCAGTTTCGAACTGCAGGAGCGGCGCGTGGAACTGGATGGCAAAACACTGGCGCGGCTGCTGCCACTGCGCGACATCCTCGCATTGCCGCAGCCGATGCGCACGTCGGTGGCTGCGCTGCCACCGTCTGATCCGGTTGAAGTGTTCACGCCGGAACAGCGTGCGAAAGCGCTGGCGCACCTGCACTCTGAATTTCAGCGCGTGCTGCAGCAACGGGGCATGCTGTGAACGATTGGCATTTGGTATTTCGCATACCAGAGCGGCCAGCCACGAAAGGCAGTGTGGCGTTTGTCACGCGCGTATTTGCAAAGGCGGATAACGCACGGCTGGCGGGCTGGACGTCGGTGGCGCAATTCGAAGCGGCGCGCGCGCTGATTAAGTCAGACCACCGCGGGCGCATTACGCGCGAGGACGTGGCGCTCAGCGTGGTGTTTTATCTGCGCCGGTTTCCGAAGGATCAGGATATCGATAAGATGCTGCGCGCACTGCTCGATGCGCTTACCGGTATTCTGTTCGTGGACGATCGGCAGGTGCGGCACGTCACGATGACGAAGCGGCGGCCGCGTGTCAGCGATGGGGAATGCACGCATGTTTCGATCTGGGAAATGGGCGACGAGCCACCGGCTACGCTCGCAGAATATCAAGCGGCACAAGCCATTACGGCGCAACCGAAAACCGATCGCGCGAAAAACACCGCTGCGAAAGCGCAGCGTAAAAAACAGGCTGCGCGGTCCGCTAATTCAAGCAGTGCACGATCTAGTGTGGGCACGCGACGGCGGCAGTCGGCTGAGTGGGCTCGAATCGCCAACGAACGAAATGCACGAAATCGTGTCGCGCGCAAAGCTAAGGGGTAGGCCGGACGCTGAAATTTTCAATACGCGCAATTGCATTCAGCTCACGCGCGATGAGCACGAAGCGGTCACGCATAACCGAATGTGGATCGACGTCGGGGAACAGGGCGCCGATGGCTGCGCGTATTTCTGGGCGGGCTCGGCAAAACAAGGGAAGCGTGATCAGCTGCTGGGGTGCAGTGATGTCAGCGCGAACGCGACGAACAGGGCGACGGTGGAACAGTAACGGCGCGCGGCTGTCGCGCGTGCAGCTGCTGCTGGCCGGTGATTGGGACGCGCTCGAAGCGGAGATGCGTCCGCGCTGGCGTGCGCAGCTGAAACTGGAACCGTGTAACTACTGCGGGGCGCCGGTGTCTCGGCGGCTCGAAGATCGCACGATCGATCACATTCGGCCGCAGGTGCACGGCGGCAACAATGAACTGGAGAACCTCGCCAGCGCGTGCAAGACGTGCAACGGGGAAAAAGGCAGCAACACGCTGCTGCAGTTTCTCGTGCTGCGCGCGATGCCAACGGCACACAGCAGCGACTATTATCGGCGCGTGAATTTCCGGCCGCAATTCAATCCGCTGTTCCGAGCTGAACATCAAAAAGTGCTGGACGACGCGTGCGATCATGGGCGCTAAAATCAAACCGCCACCGGAACCGCCGAAGCTTGCCGAAGTCTGGCAGCTGAATGCAGAATGCGACGGTGGTCGAACAGCAGAGGGGCGCGCTGATGTGACTGACGTCTACATTAGTCGAAGGCATAATAGCATCATGGTGCGCGCGATCATCGATGGCAGCGGCACGGAGAAAGTATTCCGGCTCGGGAATTTCCGGCGCCTGTATCAGCGTGTGCCGGTCGTGCATAATTGCACGTGTTGCGGGGGCTAACTCTATGAACGAATTCGGCACGGGGCGACTGCCGTCCGATGATCCGCGCGATCAGAATTATCCGGTGCGACTCGCGTTGGCCGCGGTGCCGGTGCCACCAAAACGCAAGCGGCCGTATCGGTTGGGACCGACGCAGAATCAGGCGCGCACACCATACTGCACGGGTTATAGCGCGTGGCACAAGCTGGCCGCGGCGCCGATCATGGCGAAGCCTGCGGATCTCCTGTCACCGGCAGCCTTCTACTTCGGGGCGCAGGATCACGACGAGTGGCCGGGCCGCGACTACACGGGCAGCAGTGTACGCGGGGCGAACGCGTTTCTGGTGGGCGCGGGCTACATCAAAAGTTATGTGTGGGCGAGCACCACGCGCGAGTGCATCGATTTCCTGTTGGGCGGCTATGGCACCATGCTGTGGGGCACGAACTGGTATCCGTCGATGTTCGTGCACGACTACACGGGGCGCATTATGGAACCGGAACCGGGCGCGACGCCGGATAGCGGACACGCGTTCCACGTCTTTTGGTATCACGCGCCAGACGATGAATTTTGGTTTCAAAACTCGTGGCTGCCGTGGGGTGTGACGCTGAACGGGCAGCCGGGCTGCGGGAAAATCCCGCGGCGCATTGCCGATCGGTTGCTGCACGAAGATGGCGAAGCGTGCGCCGGTATCGAGCGGAAAGTCATTCCCCTGACCATCGTGCCGAACGTGCCACGTGGCTGATCGTCTGCAGTCGCGGATCGTTGGTGAGGGGCTCGTGGCGCCGGATCAATTGCTCGCGCATCCGGATAACTGGCGCCTGCATCCGGTGTTTCAGCAGGACGCGCTGCGTGCGGTGCTCGAAGATATCGGCTGGGTGCAGTCGGTGATCGTCAATCAAACCACTGGACATGTGGTCGACGGGCACTTGCGCGTGGAGCTGGCGCTCGCGCATCACGAAGTAAAAATCCCGGTGCAATACGTGCGCATCAGCGAAGAGGAAGAGCGGCTGCTGTTGGCGACGCTCGATCCGATGTCCGCGCTGGCCGGGCGCCACGACGATAAAATCAAAATGCTGCTGGCGCAGCTGGGCGACGATCGGCCGGAAGAGTTGCGGCTGTTGCTGGAGTACCAGCTCGATACCGATGCCATGCGTAAGCAGTTGCTCGATCAGCAGCAAGCCGCGCAGCCCGCGGCCGCGGTTGTGGAACAGGCTGGCGACACGACCGGGCGGCTGGTGCAGCTTTTTTACAGCCCGCAGCAGATGGCCGAATTTCAAGCGCTGGTGACACTCAAGCGGAACGCTGGTGCGGCTACGCTCGAAGAGGCAGTGCTCAGCGCACTACAGGATGCGGCGAATGGTGCAACAGAAACGGCGACGACCGAATAGTATTCCTAGCGCGCTGGCGATCAGCGATTTTCGAGCGTCGATCGATCGCGTCGTCCGTGAAGATGGGAAATGCTACGTGCGCGACACCGCGATCTGCAGCTCGTGCACATGCGGCGCGTGGTCGCCAGTTCCATCTATCTATCTGCCGAAGGTCGGGCCGAACGGCTCGCAGCCATCGATAAGGAGTTACGTGGTCGTCCCTTGTTCAGTGTGCGGTAGAAATATCGATGACGAATCGCGGTGGACGATTTGTCCGCATGGGCCATTAGAGGCAGGTGTCAGCGACTACTGCATGCTGCACGATCTGGTGATTTCGCGGCATCCGGACATCTGCACGCCAGCATGCAAGGCTGCCGCGGTGCGCGCGACGGCTCGCTACGATCGGCTGCGTCATGTCTTTTCGTAATCGCATCGTCAAGCATGCGGACGTGGATCCATTCCAGCTCGAAATGCACGAGCTGAACTGGCGCAGTCATTCCGTGCACCAGCAGGACGCGGTGCTGTCGGCGCTCGAAGCCATTGGCTGGGTGCAGCGGGTGATTGTCAGCGTCAAGACGAATCGTGTGCTGGATGGGCACCTGCGTGTGCAGCTCGCGCGTGAACGCGGGGAAACCTCGCTGCCGGTGCGCTACGTGAAAGTCTCAGAAGATGAGGAGCGGTTGATCCTCGCCACGTTCGATCCGATTGCGGCGCTTGCGGGCCGCGATAAGGCGAAGGTGAAAGACCTGATCGATCGGCTGCCTGAATCCGTGCCAGATGGGTTGCTGCCTTTGATCGAGCATGGCTTGGATCCGCGCGCGGTCGAGCGGGCACTCGCGCAGAATCAGGACGTGGCACCGGCGACGGATCCGCAGGATGTGGCGGCCGATGAATCGGCGCCGGAATCGGGCAGTTCGCGCGCACCGTCCGATCAGGATATTCGCACGGTGCAAATGTATTTCAATCCGGCACAGCGCACCGCGTTTGATGCGGCCGTTTCGGTGCTGTCTGTGGCCTACGCGATCGACAACGAAAGCGATCTGGTGCTCGAAGCGCTGCGCCGCAGTGTATAGTCGATTTCGTTTGCAACCATTCCCGTGCTGCAGTAGACTGTTCACGTTTGCCGCTCGCGCTACGAAACGGATACGTGCTGCTAAATCATGAATTTGGCGGTTGTTCCGGTGGACGGCGCGGGCGGCAGAAGCATGAAAGGCAGGTGTATGGAGTAATGGCGAAAGCGAAGGCACGCTCAGCGGCATCGTATCGGCGCGAAAATGCGCTGCTGCGGGCGCAGCTGAAAAAGATCAAAAAGCCGAAGGCCGCCAAGCGCGCACGCGGCCAGAAACATCAAGGCAAGGCGCGCGAAAAATATACCGCGACCACGCGTGCGAGGTTACTTGGGAAGGTGAGCAAGGAACGGCGCGTGATCGGTAAAACCGGCACACCGGCGCGCGGGCAATACGACGATTCGATCTAGTCAACCTCGAAAGGCACAGGTAACACGCACATGACCGATCACGTAAACAAACCACCGGCCGACGATGGTGCAGGCGCCGAGCACTCGAAGCCGGGCACCACGCAGCCCGCGACCGAACCGAAGTCGGAAACGGAAGCAATAAAGCGCACCGATCGCACCGAAACCGAACATACGGAAACGACCGAGAAGCACCGCGACGCCGGTGACGAAGATTCGAAGCGGTAAGGTGTTTCGCGCGCGGGCTCGGCATCTCTCGCGTGCGGAGAACGGGCGGCTGGCTGCATCTCGTGGGGAGGGGTAGTCAGCCGATTCGTTTCACAGGAGCACAGGAATGGCGACAACCGATCGGCAAGTCAAAGCGCAGATCGCCGGGCGCATCTACACGCACACGCGCAGCACCGCGCGCGAAGCGGCAAAAACGGCGGATCTGATTTTTCGAGAAGTAATCGCGACCGAATTCACGCAGGCTAGTGGTGCACGGGCTCAGGCAGTGACACGCGCGGGCGCCGACCGTAAAAGGTCCGCGGCGGCTCGATCGGCACGTCGGCGCTCGTAGCTTCCATCGGTGCGCCGCACTGAGGGCATTCCACGGTGCCATGCAGCTGTAGGAAGCGCAGCGGTGTGATCGCGGTGGCAGACGCGCGGCAGGCGCGGCAAAAGAATTTCAACATGGGACACGAATGCGAAGAGTGTAGCGGAAGGATCTGGAAATGACAACCGGTTTTCCCGAACAAACGTTTACGCACGACGGGCAGAATTTCGTGCTCGTGAATGGGGATGTGTATGTCGTGGAATCTGACGGCTCGCGCACGTTCGCAGAGCATTTGTTCGATCCGGATTTCTACGCCAAAAATTTCGAGATCGCGCAAATCGATCAGGAATCAGGCGAACGGTATCCGGTGACACGTCGGTTCCGAGAAGATTTCGAGCAGGCCTATGGTCTGATGTCGTTTGAGCGGTGGCACACCGACAACACCGATCCGGCGCGCGCGGGGCAGCCTGCGAACTACTATCATCTGGGCAACCGTGTGACGCGTGTTACCGATCGGCAGCATCGCGGACAGGCGTCGATGCGGTTTCTGGCGAAGCCTGCGGAGGTTGTCTCGAAAGCCGCACTAGAAAAAAATATTCTGTACTTCGCCAAGGGCGACCACCTGTATTTCTCGGCATGGTTCTATCTGGAACCGACGCCGGACATTTACGACGTGGGCGGCTTTACGCTGTGCGATTTTGAATCCACGTTCATGCAGTCCGTGGGGTTGCGCATTATCGTGCGGCCGGGCGATGCGCTGGCGTTCGAATTAAAGCTACCCAAAACGGAATTCAATCAGGGAGAGGATTCCGTCGCGTTTCCCGCAGGTCAATGGGTGAACGTCAAGACGCACACGTTCTTGTCTGATAAAGATGGGCGCGTGCAACTCTGGCAGGACGGCCGCAAAGTGCTTGATCAACGCGGGCGCACGCTGCCGTTTGCGAACACGATTTACGATCGGCTGGAAATCGGGATCACGGCCATCGGTGCCGGGTCGCATTACGAAAAGATTCTTTACGTCGACGATCTCGAAATTTCGAATACGTCGTGGTAGCTGATCATGCACACTGATATTTGCGGCGCGCGCGGTCCGAATGGGCGGATCTGTCGGCTGTCGCTGTTTCACGACAGCAGCATGAACGCGACACCGCATATCTACACACAGGAACCGCGCGAGCCGTCGATTGTGATCAGCGTGCTCACGCCAGCGGATCGCGTGCGCATGCTGGGTGAACGCGCGCGCTGGTATAGCGATGGCTGCGCGGGCATCGTGGTGGATGGGGAACCATTCGAGCCGGGCTCACCGGCCGAACGTGTAGCGATCGAACATTACGAAGGCACGCGGTTAGCCGACGATGCCGGGCGCGATCTGGCCGAAGCACTGGACCTCGTGCGCATCGAAGCCGAGCGGGCGTTTCGTGCAGGCTGGCTGGCGCTGGGCAAGGCTACGCATTACGGCTCACAGCTCACACTGGATCAAGCGTGGCAGCAGTATCTGCAGCAACCGGATCCGCTCGCGCAGCTCGTGGCCGACAAGCGCGCGGAAATTGAAGCGAATCTGCCCGGTGTGGCGCAGTGGGGTTATCAGACGGCGCAGTGCATACCGCACGAAGGCATTCACGTGCGGCCGGTGCTCGGCAGCGATCGTGAGCGGCAGCCGTGCCAGTGTGGGCAAACATAATGCGCCACAGCTGGTTGAAACTCCGCGCGCATACCTACATCTGCCGCAAGTGCGGGATGGGCAAGGTGAATCAGGAACGCGGGCCGAACGATTGGGTGCAGCTGTGGTCGTTCCCGACCGTGCCGAAGCCGGAACAGCAACAGCTAGAGAAAACGCCACCGTGCGAACCGGGACCGGATACCGCTCGCAGGCTGCAGGCGGTATCGGAACTCGAAGCGCGGCTGGCCGCGAATTCCCAACAGCCGATGCTGCCGGTGCCACATGCCTAATCAATCGCGCCAACAGCATTACGGTGAATGGATCCGGCAGGTGAACGAAGAGGCTACCAAAGAGCTGACACCGTTCGAAGTGCAGTTTATGGAATCGATCACGGAACAGTGGGAAGATCGGCGCTGGTTATCGGATCGGCAGGCCGAAATCCTCGAACGGATTTACGCGCGCGTGACGGACTAAATGCCACGGCGCAAGGGTCCGGATCTGAAACGGCGCGAAGAAACGGCTAAGCGGTATCGTGTTCGGCACAAATGGGAAATGGCGGCTCGGCAACGTCGCTGGCTCTATGGAATTTCAGATGAAGATTTCAAGCGCTTACTGGTCGAGCAGGCCGATCGGTGTGCAGCATGTTTGAAACCAATGGGCGACGGCGATCATGGTCGCTATTGATAGTGCCGGGCGGAACGCGGGCACCGCGGCCGCGGTCGTCTATGCCGAAGAGCAGCGGCGCGCGGAACGGGATCCCGGTGGCGCCTATGCGGTGAAGCTCGCAGAATCACGCGGCGAGCTGGACGTGTGGCGCGTCGGTGGCACCTGCATCGCGGTGATCTGCAAGCAGTGCGATCAGCTGCGCGGTGTGGCGATCACGTCACAGATCGTCACGTGTCCGGCTCGGTTGAAATAGTCGTGGAAGGTTTCGATCCATTCGAAGAGGACCATCGTGTTCACAGGAACATCAAAGCGATCAGCGAAGAGTATCGGTGGCAGCTGGTGAAGGATCTGGAAGCGATCGCCAGTGCCACGCACGACATGCCAGCGAAAACGAAACTGCTGGCGGTGATCGAGCAGCTGCGCACGGTATGACGGTATGGATCACGCGCGACGGTCAACCGTTTCTGACGATGTTCGGCGTGCATGAATTCGTGGCGCCGAGCTGGAACATGCTGTGCGTGGTAAACGAGCACGAAGCGCATGCGTTCGAACGTGATCAGTTTGTGCCATCCGGACACCGCTACGGATTCACGATCGAGCCGGACGCACCGGCGCCTGTGCTCGTGCGATCGGCGCAGGTGTTTATCAGCTCGGCGGTGCGGGTGCAACCGCATGGCTGGCGACTCGATTCGGCGTTCGACGTTACACTCTGGACGACCGAAGGCTATATGGAAAATACCTATCGCGTGCGCGGCACGGTGGCCGACGCACTCGATTTCGTTGCGCGTCAGCTTAGCGAACGCACCGCCACGATCAGTATCAACAGGGTGCCGGAATGAGGAAAATCAAACGGCGGCCAGTGCCACATGGTTACTGGTTAGCGGGCAAGGATCGACGGTGGCGCGGCGTGCTGTATGCCGAACGTGTGCAGCGCTGGCGCAGTCGACACCGTAATCCAACACACGGCAACATTCGGAAACGACCATGATGCGCTGGTGTTACGGCTGTGTGCGCAACACGTGGCACCGGCTGGTGCGGCAATCCAATGGCGTCGACGGCTGGCGCTGCAGCCGGTGCAGCTGATGGGCGCGAATAACGGCACCGGTCAACCGAACTGGCTGCGCTGCGCGAAGCTGCGCCGTTCACCGATCGCGCGGTTCTATACGATCTTCGATCTGGAACGGCACGAGCTGACCGCCACCGGACGCGTGCGCAAGCTACCGGCACGATCACACGGCTACGGCGGCGCTCGGGTGACGAACCGGCTGATTCAGGTCGCCTGCACCTGCGGGCACGTGGGCTGGACGCGGCACAAGGATGCCGAGCGGCTACTGGCGCAGCTCGATCGGCCGCAGCGGCGGGCAGGGAACGACTATGAAATACCTCGCAGCTAAACGCGCGCGCGTGAAAGCCGCTCGCGCGCGGCGCCGGGCTCGTGTCGACGCGGCACGCGAGCAAGCCTTTCGGGCATGGCTCGATCGCATGGTGCCCGCAGCACAGGCGGCCGCGGATTCATTTACTGAGCTGGGCAAGGCGGCCGCGAAGCTGGCACCGGCGCTGCTCGGCATGCTGGCGCCGGTCAGCGGTGCGGTGCAGCAGATGGCGCACACCGCTACGGAACTCGAAGTGCAGCGCGTGCAGGTGCGGCAGCTGCAACGGATGTTTGGCTATACCGCCGATCAGTGTCCGGCCTGCGGGGAACCGCTCGGCGGCAGCTTTCCGTATTGCAGCCGGTGCCAGCTGATCGCAGCACTGAAAGGCACGGACGCACCGTGGTAGCGACAAAAAACCTCTACCGCATGACGAGCGTGTTCGGCATGTGTGAAATGGAACAGGCCGCGATCCTGATCCTCGATACACAGTGGGAGCGGCCGTTCGATCCAATCGATCCGGCGATTTTCACAGGTAACGATCTGGCGCGTGTGGGCTACTTTGAGTTGCAGGCGCACGGCTGGATCGATAAGTATGGCGTGGCAACGCGGTCATTCTGGGAGCGGGTGCACGGTCGATAATGGGAACCAAAAATCAGCCGGGGCAATTCGATTGCTATCACAAAGCGGAACCGGACGAGCCGCTGTTCGTGCTGCTCGCGCGCGATCCGCTGGCGCCGATTCTCGTGGAGCTGTGGGCCATGCTGCGCGCGCAGTCCGCAGGCAATCCGTCGAAGGTGCAGGAAGCGCGTCAATGCGCCGTAGCTATGCGCCAGTGGAAGCTGCGCGAAGACGAGCGGGCACTTGCCAACCGTGAAGGTTAGCCGTGGTAGTTTAGGGCATGCCGGAACCGCAGGCGCCGCAGCCGGGCGCACCTAACGCACCGATACGCAAGGGCCGCGGGCACGTCGAGAAACACCGGGCGGAAGTCGAAGCGCGGCGCGAAAAGGTGCTGCAGCTCCGGTTGATGAAAAAGACCACGCGCCAGATCGCGGAGATTCTGGGCGTGGAACGCACGACAATCAGTCGGGATCTCACGCACATGCAGGCCGCGTTTCGCGTGCAGTATGGCGTGGAGAATTTCGATCCGGCTGTTGCGGTGGCCGAAGCGATCGAGACGTTCAATTTTTGCGAAGCGCGGGCGATTACGGAATTTCTCTCGCTCGATCGCGCGCAGGAATCTGGCGCCGAGCACATTCGCAAAGCGATCGCGGTGGCGATGCCGCAACTGCTGGCTGAGGCTCGTGTCGGCATCGGCAGTGCGATTAAGGATCGGTTGGACGCGCTGGCCGAACAGGTGTCGAACATCGCGCGCGCGGACAAGTCGCGCACACGGGCGCTCACGTATGCGAAGCTGCGCTGCCTGCAGCAGGCGCGCGGGGCAGTGCAGGCGCGGATGGATCTGCTGCAGGATGTGGGGCTGGTGGATCGTCAGGTGGGCAGTGCAGGCGAAGTGCGCGGCGATGCGCGGAGGATCAAAGCATGGCTGGACACGGTGCAAGTGATGGACGCGGAACTGGTCAGCAGCGCGGAACAGAAGTATCTGACGGGCGACACGGAAACAACGGCAGCGGCGTTGGATTCCGTGGTGAAGGACCGCCCGTTCGAACCATCGTAGACAACGAAGGCGAAGCACGCACGATCTGGGAAGGTGGGCACGTTCCGTCGACGGAAGATACCACCGACGATCTGCAGGTACAGCGCGCCAAGTTGCGCCAGTCGTTCAACCGTGCGGCCGATGCGCATCGGAATATTGCCAATCAGCTACGCAGCGAACCACCGCACGAGTCGGCGCTCGGTCCGGATACCGATGACACGCTGGACGCGGTGCGCAGGGCTGGCTATGTGCTGCTCGGTGCGTTTCTAATCATCGTCGGGAGTGCGATGGTGATCGCGCTCGCGTTCGCGTGGAAGGCGCTGCAGTGGGCGATCGGCTGGTAGATGTATTCATGCGCACGGCGCAAGCGCTGGCCGCGGCCGCGGTGCTGGGTGCGCTGGCGTTTGGGGCAGTTGGGATCTGGAGGCTTATGTGGTGGCTGATCCACTGGTAACGGTGATCATCTATTTCAAGCAGGCGATCGATCGGAAGACCGGTAGCAATGTGCGTCGTTACGATCGCGTGCGCAGCTGCACCACGACCGCAGATGGGATCGTGCTGCAGATCCTCACGGCGGCCGGTCAGTCGTATCCGGTCAATCATCCGTCCGAACTCATCGATCACGTGCAGCAGCGCTGGGGCTCGGTGGAATAATGCGCTGGCGTATTGTGCGGTTTCTTAGCGGCGTGTGGCTTGAATGTCGAGCCGATCGGCAGATCGAATCCGATACTGTTTACTGCGGTGATCGCGCAGTGGCGATCGTGCAGGTGGATGGGGTGGAGCAGCCGGTGTGCTTGCATCATCTAATGCGCTTACCGGGTAAAGCGGCAATACCATGATCGTTGCCATCGATCGCACCGAACCGCAGGACGACGGGATGGCGTGCTGGCTGCAGGATGGCCGTAGCGTCGTGCTGGGCTCGGCGCGGCATCACACAAAAGGCACCGTGCGCACATCGGCCGGGCACGTGCGCATCGGTGACAGTCTGTCATGGGATGGGCGCACGATCGCGGTGTGGTGGCCGCTGGATCGCGGTCCGTGCACGATGCCGGTGCTCGGCATCATGCCAGCGGTGATCGCGCCACCAGCGGCCACGTATGCGGTGACGAAGCTGCGTAAGCACGCGCAGCCGTCGCTGTTCTAGTCGTCCCAGATGATCAGTATGGAACGCGACGGCTGGATCGACGCGTGGGAAGGGCTCGGGTTGTCGTGAAGCACGTTTGTTGCGAATGCCATCGCAAACAGGCGCAGACGCAACCGGTGATCCAGTTTCAATCTGCGGAAGTCGCGCGCGTGTGTAAAGCGTGCTGGTATCGGCTCGGTTACGACGATCACATGCAGCCGTGGTCGCAGCCACCAGACAACCACACTATCTAGCGGGCTCGATAATGTCGGGTCAAAACAGGCCGGATTCTGCAGGCTTGACAACGGTTTGAAACAGACTATACTTATTCCATGATGAATCACACGGTTGGCACGGCGCAGGTGGGCGACACGATCCAAGTAACGGATCGGAAGTCGGGATTCAGCGGCTGCGTGCTGACGCTGCTCGCGATCGAGCGTGGCTGGTATCTGTGCGAAAACTCCTACGGGCGTGAATCGCGCGCGTTCGACGGCAAGTATCGGACATTCATCCGCGTGCGGTCGGTGGCGTTCTACCGTAAAGCGTGGAACGTGGCCGAGCAGGGTTTGCCCGGCGATCTCGGCACCATGACGCACCTGCGCGGAGGCATTTAATCATGTATTTCTGCACACGCTGCAATCGACCGATGTCGCGCGGCCGCTGGGGCTGGTTCGTGCACGTGATCGTGCGCGCCTGCGAGAATCAATTCGCGTATTGGGCGGAAGTGGACTAAAGCTATGAACGCGCGCAACACGCGCCAGCCCTTCGCGCAGCGTCGACGCCGGTTCACCGATGCGCTGCAGGGTGAACGCTGCAGCTACGACATCACGCTGGGCGACGGTTCGCAGGCGCAATGCGGCCGCACGCAATCGACGGGCTGTGCCGGGTATTGTCGGCAGCACTGGCGCATGATCCAGCGCGAAGGGCTGCCGATTTCGGTAAAAACAGGCCGGGAAATTAGGGACTTGACAACCGTTTGAAACCGACTATACTTATCTCATGTCAACCAAAGCTACGCACAGCGGCCACTGCCAAGCCTGTGGACACCTGCAGAAGATGCCCGGTGGGCTCATGAGCCTGCACGGCTACACCACGAAGTGGGGATTTTTCAGCGGCACCTGCGACGGTGCCCGCGCACTGCCGTTCGAGCTGTCCTGTGATCTGGTCAAGGGCTACATCGTGCGCGCGCAGTCCGCGCTGGCCGGTGTGGAAGCGGAACAGGCTGCGCTGCGCACACCAGCGACCGAGCCGTTCACGTGGGTGGTTCGCTGGCAGGAAGGCGATCGCTATACCAAAGGCGGCCACAAGTGGAGTCGCGTGCCGGTCACAGCCGAAACCGTGAACTACGACGGCGGCTCGTATCAGCGCTTCTACTTCGAACGTGAACGCAGCACCGGCAACACGCGCGAAGAGATTCACGGCTCGGCACGCTACGGCGACGATACGCTGCTGAACGTGTGCACGTTCCATAACAGCAAGCGCGCGGATTATCTGGAACGCGATGCGCGCAATCTCCGCAATTACATCGCGTGGCAGACCGAGCGGGTGAACACGTGGAAGCCTGCACCGCTGCTGCCGGTGTCGCACAAGGACAAGTTGGGATTCACGCCGGAAGAGGCACCGTATTGAGCGGCGTATTCTGCACGGCTGCGAAGCTGCACCGCGGGCGCTGGCTTGTGGTGCAGCGGAACTGCAACCATTCCGCATTTAGCGGCTACCGGCTCACGTGGTCGGCATGGAGTGCTGTCTGGTGCCCGGTGTGCCGCAGCATCTGGCGCACGAAGGCGGGCTATGTGGCCAGCCTGCCGGATGCGCCAGCAAATTGGTTCGAGAAATAAGCGCTTGACAAGCACTTGAAACCGACTATACTTAGTGAATTATGGTCAATCACACAGCGGCAACGATTCTCGAACAGCTCGGCGGGCGCCGGTTCGCATTCATGACGGGCGCGCGCAATTTCATCGGCTCGGAGAATGCGCTCAGCTTCCGGCTGCCGGGCGCGGGCGGTTTCTGCAAGGATGGGATCAACGCGGTGCGTGTGGTGCTCGATCCGTCAGATACCTACACCGTCACATTCTCGCGCGTGCGCGGCACAAAGGTGACGACGGTCGCCGAGCATGCGGACATCTACTGTGAGCAGCTAGCGGATCTGGTGAGCCGGACAACCGGTCTGGTGGTGCGGTTGTGATGGTGGCATCTGGGAATACCTGCAGTGTCTGGATCGTCGTGGCGTGGCTGACCGAGGAAACGACAGCCACGCGCGGGCGCGAACTGCAGACTGTAAAGGTGGCGCATGCCGCGGTGTGGAAGCGCCGCGGCTGGGCGCAGGACGTAGAGATTGCCGAGCGGTATGCAGCCGGGCCGCACGCGCTGCCGGGCACGAAGGTGTTCACGTTCGATCCGCGCGAACCGGATCCGCTGGGCGCGGCGCGGCGGCTCATTCTGGAAAGGGCATCATGAAAACACGAAGGCCGAAACGCTATCAAGTGCTGCGCGGTGACGGGTACGTGCAACGCGAAACCAATAACAGGCGCGACGCATTCAGCGCTGCGGTGGTGGCCGATACCTGCGGGCCGCGGGCTCGTGTGCTCGAACGGCGCTATCGGGGCGACGGGCACGTGATGCAGCGTGAATGCTGGCCGCGCATCGGCCAGTGGGCACCAGTCGGATAAACCCTCGAAACGAACAGGAGCGTTTCTCATGGCATACGGACAGGATCTCAGCGGACCGAAGGTCAAAACCGAAACGATCGACGGGCGCACGTTTGACATTCACGTGAACGGCATCGGCCAATTCTGGACGCTGGATGATGGGGATTCCATCATGGCCGAATCGCTTGATCTGCTGCTCACGAAGTTACGGCGCATGCTACGCACCGAACGCACGCGGATCAACATTCCAATCACGATGTTGTACGAAAGCCGCGCAGCAGCAGGCCGAGATGTGCCGGTGTATCGGCATGCCGTTATTACGGGCGTGCACTCGCGCAGCGGTAACACGCTGGTGCGGTTCGAAGATACCGGCAAGTCGGATCAGCTCAGCGGCTTTAGCAGTGATGGCATCATGTGCAAACGGCTCACGCCAGCGCAGGTGAAGGAATTCGAGCAGCTGGCGAAAGCAGTCACGTTGGCTGATAAGGCTTACGACACGTTTAAGTTAGACGTGCAACTGGCAACTGGTCGGCGCGGTGTGACTGAACTCATTCAGGTGGAATTAGAAAAGGCGCAGGCCGCGGAACCGGACGCACCGTCCGGCGATCCTCGCGTCGACGCACCGGCGAAACGGAAACGGTAAAACCCTCGAACGAACAGGAGCGTTCGGATCATGAAACGATTACTACTCATCGGGTTGCTGGCGTTTTCGCCAGCGTGTTATTTCGAACTGCGCACGGATGGCTACATCTACGCGTGCGACAATGCCATTCCGTTCAATGGGGCAACGATCACAGGCTGCCAAAGCACCGGCGTCAAGGTGACGTTTTAATGGCGATGCCATTCAAACCGATCCGCAATGCGCGGGGCGACTCGTGGGACGGTGTCGCGTGGACACCGTTCAAACGGGTGGATGTACTGAACGATGATCCACTGACTACGGCCGCACACGCGGATCCGCAAGCCGTGTTTGTCAACAGCCGGTATCAGGTGGCGATCTGGCACGGGCACGCCGAACCCTTCGGCGTCTATCGGCACTTGTCGATCAAGACGCACGATCGATCGGCGCGGCACGATTTTCGTGATCTTCAGCGCATCAAAAACGAATTGGTCGGACCGGAATGCGATGCGATCGAAATCTATCCGGCTGAATCCAAACTGGTCGACGGTGCGAATCAATACCATCTCTGGGTGTTCGAAGCGTTCAAGTTGCCGATCGGATTTCCCGTGCGGTGCGTGAGCGATGGCGACTGGCGCAATAGTAAGCAACGGCCGTTTGCCCACGGGGAACGTCCGGCCGACTGCTTGGATCCGGAACAATTCGAGGCACTGTATCAGCAGCAGCTGGCGCAGGTGGAAGGGACATCATGAAAATGAAATCGTTCGTGCTACTCGTGGCGATCATCGTGTCGGCGCACGCGCAGGCGCAGGGGCTGCCGGTCTGGACGTCGCATACCACACTGGCCGCATTCACAGCGGATGAGAAAACGCGCATCGTGAATCTGGCCGATAACGTGTTCGTGCCGCTGACCGATGACGAAGTGGTGCAGGCAGGCATTGCGCTGGGGCAGCTCTACGCCAACGACGCGGCTGGTGCGGCGTATCTGCAGGCGCTGGGCTATCTCGTCTACACGTTCAATCCTGCGGGCAAGTCGTATTACCTCGTGCGCGAGCCGAGTGGCGCAGCGTTTCGCGGGCTTGGCACACACGTGATCAACCGGGCGCCGGTGACGAACACCGTCGTGCATGGTAAGCACATTGCCACCGATACCAAATCGCACTTGTCGACGCTGCGCTTTTTCGAGGAACTGGGTGCGGTCGCCATGGCATGGACGGGTGTGACGCGCTGCAGTAGTTCAACGCTGTCACCGTGTATCAGTCCGTCAGTCTTTTGCAACGGTGGCGATCGGATCAGTGATGCAAACCGGTTTCACCAGAATATGATCACGGCTAGTACGCTGGCCGCGCAGGCGCGCGGGGCGATCACGTTCGACGTGCACTCGAACAGCACCGAAGTGAAATCAATCGTGCTGGGCGCCGGTGGCACACTGTCTGGTGAACCGCTGGCGTTTCTCACGAACCGGATCCGCGATCGGCTGGTGGCAACGTCGGCGCTGTCGACGGGCGCGTGCGAACATCCGGGCGATTCGGGGCTGGTGTTTTGCGGAGAATACTTGCAGATGAAAATCTGCAACGGGCTCACGCCGGGCGAAGCCTGCGCCGGGCTCGATCCCGCGAGCAGCACCGAAACCTATGTGCAAGTGGAACTGCGCAGCGTGATCGTGGATTCCCTGACGAACACGCGCACGCTGGTGAATGCGATCAAAGCAGAACTGCCACAATAACGCGCGGACGTGAAATCGACTATACTAGGTGGGCTCATGGGCTACCGTGAACGTCAATACGAAAAGCGCGACATGTATGCGCGCATGTCGAAAGAGGATGATGCGGCCGCATTCCAGCGCTGGCGGGCACAAGTGACGTTTACCGACGAGCAGATCGCGGTGGTGCTCGAACAAGCGGCCGCTGATACGGAACACGTGAATCCGTTTCTGGCGAGTATCTATCGTCGGCAATCGATGAAGATTCGGCAGAGCGGGCGACTGACCAAAGCGATGCTTCGGATCGCACTGCCGCGGCTCGTGACCACGTGCGGTCTGTGTGGCGCGAAAGCGATCTATCTGTATGGTTGTGACGGACGCTGCAGCAAGCACCGCGATCAGCGTCCTGATTTTACGGTCAGAAAATTTCAGCAGTACGATGCCAAAGGTGCGTTTATGGAGGCTATGCGCAAGCAGTCTGATTACATCGATCTAGACAGGCGTTCATTGAAAGCGAGTCTCAGAAGCCGCAAGGGCAAAGCATGAACAATAAGAAAACGCCAGCGGTCACGCTGGTGACTGGGCCGCGCGGGCTCAGCGAGATTTCACAGAACGCGCGAAAGAACTCTGCGAAGTCTAAGCGTGCGACATCCGCGGCGCAAAAAATTCTGACGCGCGGTTCACTGCTCGGCGTTTCGTTTGCGCCGGGAAAGGATGGCAAGTAATGGAGATGGGGCGCCGCGGTTTCCTGCAAGGGCTGGTGACGAGTGTCGCGTCGACGTCGCTGGTGGTGCAGGCTACCGCTCAGGATATTCAAAAATTCGGGAAGGGTGAACCGGTGGCGCTCGGTAGTGCGGCGCGCGACGTGCCGTATGTGCCGTTCAATCTCAGCGATCCGGTGCTGTTCAATCGACAGGGTGTGCCAGTCGCGGTGGTGTCTGATTTTCGTATGCGCGAAGCGATGCCGGGCGCACCGGGCACTGCGCAGCGGCTCGTGTTGATCGCCGAACAGATTTCACCGTTCACGATCAATACGCGCACAATGGGATCTCTCGGCAGGTGACACCGTGTTGATGGATGTTGTGAATCGATCGTGGAACTATACGACCGGTGTGGCAGCGATCCATCGCGGACAATTCCTGCGATGGTGATGGCGGAAAGCACGCGAGACGATTACATCGCGCAACAGCTCGCGCGTGGGAATTTCGATCACGAGCAGCAGCAGTCGTGGTCGGTATTGAATACCGCTAAATTTTTCTACGTGGTGAGCGTTGACTAGCAATGGCGATTGAAACCGTCACGCGTGAACAACTGCGCCAGTCGTCGCGGCTACAGCTCGTGCTGCACGTCGAGCACCGCAAGCAAGCCAAGATGGTCGGCAAGGTGTTTCCGGTCGATCTGCCGGATCGCGGGCTCGTGCCGATCTTCTATCACGCGGAATCGGGCACGCAGGAACACCATGCGCTCGATTCACCGGGCGGGCTCGATTGGGCGGTGCTCGAATTCCTGCAGGGCAACGGCATCGACACGATTCATCATTTCGACAATAAAATTTTGTCGTTATGGATTACCACGGTGCAGGACGTGCTGGACTGCGGCATCGAGCAGACGTGGGATGCGCGCACGCGGCTGTTTCTGCCGCGACGCTACTGGTCGCAGTCGGTGCGCTGGTATTCGGTGCCATGGATCACGGCGATTACGACGGTGCGCGGGGCGATCCGGGCACGTCAGAATCCGACCATGTTTTAGGGATAGAATCCGGCCTATGGATGTCTCGCTTGCTGGGTGAAGCCGCGGCCGCACTGGCAGTGCTGGGGCTGCCGCGGGCCGTTCGGGCTACGCGGCTACCGGAAACGTCTGAAATCGCGCCACCGGTCACGCAGGAAGCGCGGGCGCAGGCGTTGGACCGCGATCGGGCACACCAGCAGGCGATGCGCGTCACCGAAGCCACCGCACCCAAACCACAGCACTGGCCTGCGGATGGGGTAACGCGGTGAATCCGATCGAACCGCAGTTGCCGGTGCACGCGGGTGCCAAGCTGCAGCAGATCGCGGAAACGCAGGATGAATACCAAACGCTACCGGCGTATGTCGACGCGGCCGGGTTGGTGCTCACCGAATGGGAACCAACCGCCGCGGAATTACACCAGCTCTTAACAGGCGGCCGCATTCGGATCTGGATTCATACGTTCGGGCAGGATCTGCAGCCGTTGTCGGTGGAAGCGATTGGCGGGGAACCACCAAAGGACGAGCACGAATCGGTGCTGAACAAATGGAACCTGTGATCGAAGGCGAACTGATCGAAGTCGACGTGCAGGCGGGTAGTTCGATCGCGCACGTGGTGCTGCTACGTGAACAGCTCGCGCGCGTGAAATCGATCGCGTTTTTCAACCGCATCGGTAAGCCGGTACGCGCGGAAACGATCGCAGATATCGGCTCAGACGGCTCGCATTGTGTCGCACGCATTCCACGCAACTTGTTGCCACCGCGGCCAGATTGGGACGCCACGCACGCGGAACGCGAGCAGTATAAGCAGGCGTTACAGCGCGTGCGCCAGCAATTTCAGATCGTCACGCACGAAAGCGCGGACAGTCCGGTCTACGCGCGGCTGGTGCCGGGCACACCAGTGAAGCGTATCGCGGTGGTGCAGGCGCGGCCGCTGGGCACGAGCGGCCAGCACTGGCAAGCCGATCTCATTCCAGACGAAGATGAATTGGTGACGCATTTCGTGCTGGGTACCGAAGCGGGCGGCATTGAATACGCCGGGGTGTTCGACAAGCCGATCGTGCTGTGGGCTGGGCATCAAATGCGGATTGGTGTCGGTCCGAAGCCGGAACGCGTACCGGTACGCACGGCGCTACCGGCGCCAGTGAAGCAACTACCGGAACCGGTGACCGAATGAACGCGCTCGATCGGCTGTGCGGTGTGGTGCTCGGGCTCGTAGATCAGCAGGCTATGTCAGATGATTCGTGGCGCGAGCCGTATCGCACCAGCAGCATGGCGATTGCGCAGGCGCTGCAACTGCTCATTACGCTCGAATGGGAAGGTGAAATCATTCACCATACGTGCCCGGTCTGCCACAATTGGCGGGCACACGGGCACACGCGCACGTGCAACATGGCGGCTGTGTTACAACTTATTCAACAGGAGCAACCGAATGCCAGCGCAAGTAATGCCGAAAGCATTGCAGTGGAAACTGGAAACGTGCCCGCGATGCCAATCGCCGGTGAAGATGCTAGCCGACAGTCCGATGCAGCTGCCGGAGGAATGTCCGAATTGCATCGAGAACAGCAATCGGGTCGCAACGGCGCTGGGCCAGCAGCCGACACCGATCGTCAATCCAAAGCTGATTCACAATCTACTAAACGCGCAGGCCAACGATAGTGCGCGTATTACCGCGCTGCAGGCCGAAGTCACGGTGCTGACCGCGACCGTCAAAGCACTGCTCTCGCAGCTCGGCGTGAAACCTGCCGATGTCGGCGCGCAAACGCTCGTCTGATCCGGCGCAGCTCGCGCTAGATGACGCGTGCGCACCTGTGGTGCCGGTCGTGTATCCGGTACTGTCTGAGCCCAGCGTGCGCGCGCGGACAACGGTGATCATGTATCGCGATCGCGTGATCAGCGGGCAGTGGACGATGGAGCAATACGCGCGGGCGCTCGAACGCCACGATCACGGCTATCAGGGCTCATGAGCCGCGGTGCGTGGCAGCGGCTCGGTAGTCGCAAGCCTACTGACGGGCGCCCGTGGTCGCCACCGGGCGGCTGGATCGAAACCTCACGCGGCATCTGGGTGCCACCAGATTACAAACCACTCGCGTGGGAACTGCAGCCACCGACGATCGTCACGCTCGAAGATGAACGCCGCGAATACGTGCGCTGCTCGCAGTCGGCGCCGTATGCGATCTTTCATTACTTCTGGTCGGTCGACGTCGACACGGATCCCGAACAGCCGGTGTTTCGTCGCATTCCCGCATTGCCACACTTGCGACGATTCTTGCGCGCGTGGCAGCGTCCGAAAAATATTCACGTCGAGAAGACGCGGCAGATGCTGGTCAGCTGGGCCTGCATGGCGCTGTTCCTGTGGGACATTCTGTTTCAGGACGACTGGCAGAATCTCGTAGTCAGTAAAAAAGCGCTCGACGTGGATGATGGTGGTGCGCAGTCGACGTACAACTCACTGCTTGGCAAGGTGCGCATGATCTACGAACACCTGCCACCGTTCTTGTACATGCCGCTCGACATTGTGAAATACCGCATTCACAATGAAACACGCAAGAGCGGGATCCGCGGGGAAACTGGCAACCGGGATGCCGGTCGGTCGGGTGCATTCAAACGGGCGCTGCTGGACGAAGCGGCGCGCATTCCGGCGAGCGAATCATCCTTCAAAGCGGCGCGGCAAGCCTGTAAAAACGGGCTGGGGCTTGTGTCCACACCGGAAGGCAAGGGCAACGTGTTCGCGCGTATCCGGTTCACGCCGGTGACCACCTTCGAAAAGCTGTCATTTCACTGGACAGAAAATCCGCTGAAAAATGCCGGGCTGCGCTGCGAGCATTGCACATGGGTGGCGCATCCGGGCACCGGGCTGGATCCGCGCGAGCAGTTTCTCGCGCACGTGTGCCCACATCCGGAAGGCAAGCGGGCCACCAACAATTGGTATCGGCGTGAAAGCATGGATCTGCGGCCGGATCAAATCGCCAGCGAACTCGATATCAATTACGAGCAGTCGGTGCGCGGCCGCGTGTTTCCCACATTCAACAGCGCGCGCCACGTGCGCGAGATGTCCACCTACCGGCCGCACTCGTTGATCGGCGTGAATCAATGGGGTGCACCGCTCGGGCCGCGGTTCGATCTCGAACACGTCGACAGCTATCGCGAGCGGTATTTACGCTGTGCGCTCGATCCACTCTTACCGATTTTCACGTGTTGGGATTTCGGTGTGGGCGATCCGACGAGCATTCTACTGGCGCAGGAACTCTCACCGGATGGGCCGCTGATCCGGTTCGTGGATGAAATCGAACTGGCCGACAAGAGCTACGATTTTTTCCACACCTTCTGGCGCGATCTCTGGTTGCGTTTATGGATCGATCTCGGCGGCAATGCGATTCATTCGTTCCAGCACTACGGGGATCCAGCGGGCAAGAATCGGGAGAGCGATCTCAAAAGCTGGATTCAAAATTTAGCGAATGCGAATCCGCCGATCATGATTCAGCACCTTGTGCCGCAGGATATGAAACAGCGCGCGCTGCAGGGCAGCTTGCTCGACTGGCTCGATTTCATTCGCGCGCAGTATGCAAAAGACCGTATTGAAATCAGCAGCTGGTGCAGTCACCTGATCGACGCGACGTCGCAGTACCACTTTCCGGTGGACGAGGAAGGCAATCCACTACCGGGCCAGCACGAACCGGTGCATGATCAATGGTCGCATGCGTGCGCGGCCAAACGATACATGTATAAGTATCGGTATCTGCACCTGTTGCAGTCGCGCACCGGTGGCAACACCGCGAGCGATGTGCTGATGATGGGCCGCAACACGAAGCCGAAAGCACAGGTGGAATTCTAATGCCAACTTTCAAAGTTCCGGATGAAGCGCACTATCGATTCGCGGCGAGGTTGCTTCGTGGTGAACGTATCGATCTAAACGAAGTGATCGAGTATGGTCGGAATTGTTTCACGGCTGGTCATTTGCAAGGATTGGAACATCCGGTCGTGAGAAGCAGTCACGTGATCGCATCATTACGCGACGCCGTGGGTCGCTCGCAGCGGGTGCTGTGATGGTTTACGTGGACGACATGCAGGCGGAATTTCGTGGGATGATCATGTGCCACATGGTGGCGGATTCTCATGCTGAATTGATTGCGATGGCTGATCGTATCGGTGTGCAGCGCAAGTGGATTCAGCAACCGGGCACGACGCGCGAGCATTTCGATATCTGTCTCACGAAACGAAAGGCAGCGATCAAAGCTGGTGCGGTTGCGGTCACATGGCGCTGGATCGGTCTGCGCGATCAGGCATTGCGGCGTGGCGAGTCTGTTCCTGAAATCGAATACGAGCTGGTCGGCACATTGGAGCTGTAAACAATGAACATCACACGACGGGCGTGGTTGGGAATGATCGGCGCGCTGGCCACGGTGGCAAGCACCGGGCGCATGGCACTGCACGCAACACCGCAGGTTCGACAGGTGCGCATGTGGACGTGTCCGCAGGCGCCTGATTATGCGTTCCGATTCTACATCGATCCTGAAAATCCTGATTCGATTGTTTATCGCGTGCACACGGTGGTGGCCGATCAGGAATACGGATTAGAACGCGTGATATCGGTCGATCAAATTTTTTCAAAGCCGGTGGCATGGGCTGAGGAAACGCTGGTGCAGTGGCTGAACGAATACGCGAAACATAACGGCCAGCGTGTGCTGGTTGGCGTGCGTGCGCTGCAGGTGAAGCACTATATTCCGATCGAGCTGTAGTGCCGTTCAAAAGTGAAGCCGAGCGACGGATCTACGCGGCCAATATTATGAACCGACTATACTGGCAGCGACGGAACGCAAAGCAGTGCATCAAATGCGGCAAGCCATCACGCACGGTGTATTGTGCATCGTGCGGTGCTGGGCGGAAACGGAAATCATGACCACGAATCACACATGCGAATGCGGCGGCAATCTGTTCACCGAAGTGCTGGAAATGCGGCCGGACGGTGGCCGCGAAAAACTCAATATGCTGCAGTGTTGCGGCTGCAGCACGGTGCACCGGCGCGATCCGGTTACGCGTGACTGGACGCGGCTCGAATTTGCAGGTGCCGAAGGTTCGTGGCAACCGGCGCGCGGGTAAGCCGTGGCGCAGCGCTCGCGCATCATTACGGGCGACTGCCTGCAGGTCATGCGATCGTTTGACGCCGATAGTATCGATGCGATCGTCACCGATCCGCCCTACGGGCTCACCTTTGCCGGTGAAGAGTGGGACAAACTGGGCACCGGTCAGCAGATGCAGCGGTGGGCCGCGGAGTGGGCCGCGGAAGCGCTGCGCGTGGCAAAGCCGGGTGCCTACATGCTGTCGTTCGGTGGTGCCACCAAATGGCACCGGGCGGCCGCAGGGATCGAGGATGGCGGCTGGGCGATCTACGACAATCTGTTTTGGTTCTACGGGCAAGGCAAGCCGAAATCGATCGACGTCGGCAAGGAACTCGATCGGCTGGCTGGTGCCGATCGGGAAGTGTTGGGCTATATCGTCAAGGGGAAGCGGCCGGGATTCAACGGTGGGCGCTACACACGGCAGCCGAAAGGCGCGGTGCCGGTGACCGGGGCGCCCGTCACGCGCGCGGCGCAGGAATGGGACGGCTGGGGCACCGCGCTGAAACCGGCCTACGAAGGCATTGTGCTGGCGCGCAAGCCGGTGCAGTTCCGGATCGCGGACAATCTGCAGCGCTACGGCACCGGCGCGATCAATGTGCAGGCCGCGCGCGGCGATACCGGTCGCTGGCCGACCAATGTGCTGATCGATGAACAGGTGGCGCAGCAGCTAGGGCCGCTCGCGCGTTACTTCTATTGTGTGAAGGCTAGCGCGCGTGAACGGCATTCCGATCATGCGGGCGAGGCGATCGAAGGCAATGCGCATGTGACGGTGAAGCCGCTGGCGCTCATGCGCTGGTGCGTCCGGCTGGTGGCACCGGCGCGCGGGGTGATCCTCGATCCGTTCGGTGGATCGGGCTCGACAGGTGTGGCAGCGAAGCAGGAAGGCCGCACGTGCATTCTGATCGAGCAGGAAGCGGCATCGGCGACCACGGCAAAGGCGCGGATGCTGTGAGTAAAAAGCGGCCACCAGTCGAGGATGGTGAATGGTTTGCGCCGGTGCGTGGCGGCTACAAACTCGAATGCTGTGACTGCGGGCTCGTGCACTGCATGCAGTTCCGCGTGCACAAGGGACAGCTGCAGGTGCGCGGGTGGCGCGATAATCGAGCGACCGGGCAGGTTCGGCGCTGGGCTCGAAACCGTGCGAGAATAACCGGGCGCAGACAACGGCACAGATAGCAACATGGCAGGATCCGCACTCCGCTGGTTTGAAGGCTGGATGCCGCGACGGTTTTCCCGCGAACCGGAAATGTCGCTGCCGATGGCGCTCGCGCACCTGACGGCGGTGCGACAGAAACCAAAGCTGTCGAGCACGCACAGTGAATACGGCGGCAGCGGCACGCCGATGGCTGGGCTCACCGTGGCCGCCGAAGATTACAACCGGCAACTGCAAGGCGCCGAAGCCGTCAAAACCTACGACAAGATGCGGCGCGGCGACGCGCAGGTATCCGCCACGCTGAAAGTACTGAAACTCCCGCTACTCAAAGCGGATTGGGTGTACGTGCCACCGGAAAAAGGTGATGCGACCGATCAGCAGATCGCGGATTTCTGTAATGCCATGGTGCTGGACGACGATGCGATGCTGCATCCGTGGTCGTTCACGCTACGCCACATTCTCCTGAAACTCGATTTCGGATTCTCACCATTGGAGTTGGTGTGGGAGGTGGGGCTCGAAGGTGCCTACAAGTATTACCGGTTGGCACCGCGGCTGCCGGTCAGCGTGACGGAATGGCATCTTGATGACAACGGCCAGCTTGTGGAGATGCTGCAAAAAGTGATGAAAGGCGGCCGCGAGCAAACGGTTGCCATTCCGGCCGAGTATCTTGCGGTGTTCGTGCACGAACGGGAAGGCGACAATTTCAACGGGATCAGCGCGCTGCGGCCAGCGTTCAAGCACTGGCATTACAAAGATCAGCTCTATTCGATCGACGGGATCAAGCACATGCGATTCGGCGCGGGCACGCCGAAGGCGCAAAATAATGGCGGGCCAACAGATCCGAAAACGATGGCCGCCATTCAAACCGTGCTCGAAGGCGTGCAGTCGCACGAGCGGGCCTACATTATTTCACCGAATGGCTGGGACGTGTCGATCATGGTGCCGCAGGCGCAAAGCGGAACTGACATCATGAAATCGGTCGAGCATCACGACGTGATGATCGCGCGCAACATCCTCGCACCGTTCATGAATGTGGGGCAGGCGCCGAATGGCACGCGCAGCAGCACGGTGGAATTGATCGACGTGTTTTTTACTGCGCTCGAAGGGGTGGCACAGGAAATCAGCAGCGATGCCAAGCGGCAGATCACGGCGCCGATCTGTGATCTGAATTTCGATATGACCGGGCGCAGTTATCCGACGTTGCAGGCACGCAACATCACGCGCGTGGACATGAAAGAGCTGGGCGCCACGCTCGAACCGCTCGTGAAAGCCGGGCTGCTCACGCCGGACGACACGATCGAAGATGCGCTGCGAAAAATTATCGGCTGGCCGCCACTAGCGGCTGCGTTGCGTCGTGGCGATCGGGCGCGTCCGGAACAGCAAGGCGGTGCGACAGGTGGGCGCACAGCGACAACCGACGCGGTTGAAGAGGAGTTGGCGGCCGCGCAGGCACGGCAGCAGCCGAACGATGCGGCGCTGCGAGAGCCAACGGATTTCGAGCGGCAAGTGCTCAGCCTCACGGATGTGCCGATGCAGCTCGATAACGCGATCGCGCATCTGGTGCGCGAACTCACGCGCGTGCGCGAGCAGCAGGTGCGCCGGGCCGCGCGCTACATTCGTAATATCGACGCCGAACAGGGCATTGCCGGAATCAACGACGACATTCCGCTGGGTTACGAAGCGGAAATCGAACGGCTGATCCGTGCATCACAAAAGGCAGTGGCGCGCTATGGCGCTGAACAGGTGCGGCTGGAATTGAAGCGGCAGGGCGCACCGGTGGACCTGCGGTTCAGCGAATCAGAAATACTCGCCATGGATGCGACACCGCTCGGGCGCCGCGACGCGGCCAGCCTGATGGCAACTTCGGCCACGAATACGACCGCACAGCTCAATGCACAGATGCGCGCGGTCATCAGCGAGCAGGCGCTACGCTTGCGCCGTTCGGGTTTACGTGGCGACGATCTGGAGCAGCGCATCATTCAAGAAACGTTGCCCAGCGCGAGACGGAACATCCTGCAGCCGGTGCGTGGTGAAGTACACGAAGCGTTCGGCGTAAGCCGCACCGCGGAAGCGCTGCGGAATAGGCACATGATTCTGTATGCCATGCAGTCAACCATTTTTGATAGCAAGCGGTGCGCGAACTGCGCAGGCGTCGACGGCGAAACGTTCGTGATGGGTAGCGAGCGGCAGTTGTCGCTGCAGCCGCCGTATGTGGATTGTCAGGGTCGGGAAAATTGCCGGTGCGTGCAGCTGTATATCTACAGCGAGCCCAGCCGGAACTAAGGAGCAGGCATGCCGACAGCAGTTGCACCGAAATTGAATCGCGCCGAGCGGCTAGCCGCGCTCGTGGCGAGGGTGAATCCGTCCGCGGCCGCGGCGATCACGAAGAGGGCGGGCAAGTGGCCGTATCGGGATCCACAGGATCAGGCGGCAATCGAATCACAGCACGATAACTGGCTGCGTGGTCAGGGCAAGCGATCGCAGGCCGAAAACGCCAGTGTCGAGCAGGCGATCGATCAACAGGAACGCGCGAAGCGCGGGGCACCGTATGAACTACAGCAGCTGCCCGATGGCCGGTGGCGCATTCGCGTGTTCGGCGACGAAGGCGATTCGTTTGGCGCTGTGGGTACCACGGTCGAGGACGCGCTGTCGAAGCTGGAGGTAAAAGTCAAATGATCAATCAGTCCGAACAGCACGATCGGGAATTCGGCCGCTCGAATCATCCGCATGGTTCGCGCCTGCGGGTGGTGACACGCGATCTCGGCGATCTGCGCGGGCGCAAACCGTCGTGGCGCTGGCGCTGGCGCAATGCACTCGAACGGCTGCGCGGGCGACCGTTCGATTTGGCGCTGCGGTTTGTGGCACACGTGCCCGGTATGCTGGTGCTCTGCAGCGAGCTACAGGTGCGCGTCTATCAATCGGTGCCCACGTTGCTGCCGTGGCAGCGCGAAGGCTTGCGGAAATATCTATCGACTGGTGTGGATCTGCGACAGGTGCCAGCGTATTACGGTGGCCACGTGATCAATTATGGCGTGGTGTCGACGCGGATTGTCACCGATGCCGGGGTGAATTTCATTGTCGACGCGTTCCAAAATCTCACCGAAGTCGAGAACTTCAAATTCCACGGCTACGGCACGGGCGCGGGTGCGGAAGCAGTGGGCAATACCGCACTGACCACGGAACTGACAACCGAATACGCGGCCGACAATACGCGGCCGACCGGTTCGCAGGGTGAAGGGGCGACAGCTAACGTGTATCGCACGACGGCCACGCTCAGCCCGGATGGTGCGGGCACACTGGCGATCACGGAGCATGGCATATTCAGTCAAGCGGGCACCGGTGGTGGTTCGTTGCTGGATCGATCGTTTTTCACTGCGGTGAATCTCACGCGATCGGCGGATTCCCTGCAAACGCAATACGATTTGACGTTCACGTCTGGCGGCTAAAACCGGATGCCGAAAACGGATCCGGCGCATCTCGCGCGCGGCCGCCAGCGGTATCTGCGGCTCAGGGCTGAGAGCCTGTGCACAAAATGCGCGACGCGCAAAGTCAAAGCCGGATCGATCTGCTCGCGCTGCAAGCGCAGAAAAAAGCCGCCGAACCGATCGGCGACATCGATCGAACAGCGGAAGCAGTATAACGTTCGGCTGCGCCATAGTGGTGAGTGCCGGTGCGGTGCGCCATCGGCGCCGTTTCGGGACTGTTTGAAATGTCGGCTGGCGAAAGCGGTGCGACGGAAACTTACGCGAGGGAAGGGGCGACAAGGTGCGAAAATTTATCTGCGCGCTATCGGTTCTGCTCACACTATCGGCCTGTGCAGCGAAAACACAGCCGACCGTGGATCCGGAAGATCCTACGAAGGCCGATCGCATCGAGGATCAGCTGCGCGAGATGCGCGTCACGATGCTGGGGTTGCAGGACGATCTGATTAAACTAGCGAACGAACGGAACGCGCTGCGATCGACGCTGTGGGCGAGCGTGGGTGTTCCTGCCGTAGCGCCTGACAACAAACTACGGATTGCCGGGCAGCCACTGGTTGATGAACCGGTTGCGCGCGCGGGCTCGATGCTGCTGTGGAGTACTCCAACGATCAATCCAACCGTGCTGCCGAACCGCTACGAAATCAGTTACGACGGGGTGCCGTTCCAGTCGATCGGGCTAGTGTTGACGGTTGCCATTCCGACAATGCCGTCCGGTCTGCATACGGCGCGCGTGCGTGCGTGCAACGTCGACGGCTGCAGCAACGACGTGGATGTTACGCAGGTGGCATCGCTCACGTTCAAGTTTGTGAACGCGCTGCCGGGACCGCCGACAGGGCTGACCATTACACCACCGCAGCTGGTGCTATCGCTGCCGCAGGCCGCACAGCTCGCGCAGTGCACGGTGTATGGTGCATACCTGCGCTGGCCGACCGAGTCTGAATTCAAGCACATTGTGGACACGTATCCGGGTCCGATTCCCCCAACGTATGGATCGGTGACGTTTCATCTCGATTCGTTTCTGGTTCAACGGTGATCCTCACGCTCGTGAATCGCGGCCAGCGCGAAGGGGTGTTTGATACGCCGAGTGCTGTGGTCGATTCGACGATTGAAACGATCGTGGTGTATTTCGACGTGCATCCGAACGAAATGGCAAGCACGAAATCCGTGCGCTTCGAAGCCTTTACCAGCGCTGACAACGGGCAAACGTGGCAGCCACGGTATGCGGCAACCTCTCAGGGGCCATGGTCGGGGCGCCCGTGGTTCTCGTTTGATCCAGCGGAGATTCACGGACTGCGCGTGCGGGCGCGGGTGACGTTGTCTGAACGTATGCAGTGCGGTGTGCTGCTCTACGTGAACGAAGATCCACCGGATTAACCCGTGGCGGATGCGTCCTTTGTCAATGCGTCCGGCGTGCTGGGCTCGAACGTGTCGAGTCTCAGTGCAACGTTTTCCGGTGCCGTGGCAATTGGCGATTTAATCTGGGTGGGCTACGGTTACAACCCAGATGCTACCGAGCCTGCTGTTTCCGATAACAGTGGTGGCGGGCATACCTACGCGCTGGGTACGCTCGAAATTCATTCGGCGATCGCGATGCGCATGCGCGGCGCCTACGTGATCAACACGGTGAATGCGGCGCATCAAATTACCGTGTCGTCCGGCGTGTCGCAAACTCGCCTTTCCCTTCGCATTGCCGAAGCCGCCGACGTGGATACCACGACGCCACTGGAAGATCAGGATACCAGCGAAAGTGGTAGCGGCACGGTGACGGCCGGACCGGTGGTCGCGGCTGGGACCGGGATCATTTTTTCACACGCACACTGTAACGTGAATGCCACATGGGGGCTGCCGTCCGGTTTCACGGGGGCTGGTGCGTCGACCAATCGTAGCCATAGCGCGTATCGAGTCGTGGCCGCTGGCAGTTATAGCGCGGCGTGGGTGAGCACGGGCGCGTCCTCGATGGCGACCATTATGCTGTTTCGGTCCGCAACGGGCGGGCTGCAGACGCAGAATCTCAGCGGCACCGTTGCATCCTCCGGTGTGGCGGTGCGCAATGCGACAAAAAACGTTGGCGCGATTTTCGGACCGAACGGTGTCATTACGCGCACGACGACAAAAAAAGTCAGTGCGATTTTCGGACCGAACGGGTTTGTGACGCGTGTCACCACCAAAAAACCCTTTGGCGCAATCACGCCGAGTGGCGTGCCCACATCAGTGAAATTGATTCTCCGTTCGTTTACTGGTGCGATCGCATCGGCGGCTGCAATCAAACACGCGGCTGCGCGCGTGCTGGCTGGTGTGCTCGTGCCGATCGGGACAATGGTGCAGGTAGCGACGCTCACGTTGCAGGGATCGATCGCATCGGCTGGCGTCATGACGATCGTTGGGGTGCTGCTGCAAACGTTCACTGCGGTGATTGCATCCGCTGGGGTGCTGCAGCCAACACCGATTATTGGGCTGGTGGCTGTGGTTGGCATGGCCGGGCAGCGCGTGCACAGTGTGGTGCAGGTGCTGGGCGCGCTGGTGTTGGCACTCGGGGCGCGCGCGTGGATCATCTCTCAAGTGCTCACCAGTGCGGTCGTGTCCACCGGCGATCTGCTCGTGCAAATTGCCGATGAGTTTATCGATTATGACGCGGTAGAATGGCGTGCGCGCATTGTGCGCGCGAAGGAATTTTTTGCGCGGGTGAGCCGGTTCGTGGAGCGGAAGGTGCGCCGATGAAAGTCACCGAATCACGCGTGCATGTGGGCGACGTGGGCACTGAATTGCGTGCGCAGGTGTTCGATGCTGACGGAGTGTCGGTCGTGGATCTCACCGGTGCGCAAGTGCTGCAATTCAAGTTGCGCAAGCCCGATGGTTCGGTGATCGCGCGTAGTGCAGAACCGGGTAGCACGCGCAAGCCGGAACTGACAGCCGCGCAGGGTTGGATGCATTATCTCGTGCTCGAAGACGATCTTGATCAGGACGGCACGTGGTATATCACGCCGTATGTGCAGCTCGATCCAAGTGCGAAATGGCACGCGACCGGGTTTGATCTGCTGGTGTGGCCGCACGATTAGAACAGGAGCTAACCGTGGATCGTAATTTCAAATTGATGGGGAAAAACGGCGACCGTAATCCGCTTGGCACTTCGAATCCGCCACCGCAGTTGATCGTGCCGTTTCTGCAGCTCGATCCAACTGCGGTGATTATCTGTGGCTGTCAGCCGCCGGGACACTTGCTCGTGTTGCGCTCGCTGACGGCGCCGGTGCAGTGCCCGAACTGCCAGCGTCGTTACGGTATCGATAAAATCGCCTTCGACGCGCAGGAATCCTATCGTAAGACTGGTACACCGGGCGATGCGAAACCAACGGTGAATTTCACTATGATGGAACCGCTGATCATGCGGCCAACGTCGTAATATGCCGGATATCTGTTTTGTGAAGATCCACGATCTCAGCACGCATCCGGAACCGCACGTGACGCCGATGGAGCTGGCTGAATACTGGCGCGTGTCAGAGGATTCGGTGTATCGCCTGATCGACAAGGGTGCGCTACCGGTGAAACGGATCGGCCGGTCGATTCGGGTGGCGACCGAAGTCGCGCGCGAATACGAGCGGCCAGATGGGCAGGACACTGGCCGCGGATAGGCTCGGCGTGTTGCGGCGTGTCACCAGTTTGCAGCACGATCCGATCGGTGCCGATCGACACGATGCCGTGGTGTGTTCCATTCGGTTTCCTGATTACGTGGCGCACCGGAGGCACCGCTGGTGCCAGCTCGAAGCACCACACCATATCGATCGCTGTGGCATGTTCCTTCCAATCCGCAAGACACCGCACACGCCGCAACAGCCGCGCTAGACGGCATCCGAGCAAATAGCCACTGTTTCCGGCAACGGCGCACGCGCACAATGCTTCGCGTGGCGCGAACTCTGCCGATCGACAACGTGCGGCTGTCGTTTGATCCGTTTGTGTTTGCGGATGAATTCGCGCAGCTTGCAGCTGATGCCGATGCTGCGGCGCGCACGCGCGATGTGCAGGTGTGCGTAACTGGTACCTTCCAATCCGCGCGCTACGGCAAGATTGAAATTTCTGAAAGCGATCTGGATTCAATGATCGCGAATTTCAATCAGCACTATCCGATTCCCCCGACCGAGTTGTCCACCGATTACGATCATCTGTCACTCGATCCAAAGCAGCACGGCGATGGCCGCGCATCCGGCTGGTATCGCAAGCTATTCAAAAAGCGCGCGGCCGCGGGCAAGGTGGAACTGTGGGGCACGATCGAATGGACACCGATCGCAGCGCAAGCCATCAAAAATAAAGAGTATCGATTTTTCAGTCCAACGTTTGTCAAGCAACACGTGACGAACTTGGGCAAAAAAATCGGCGCGACGCTGCTCGGCGGCGCACTGACAAACCGTCCGTTTCTGCAGGGCATGGCTGCGGTCACGCTGTCGCAGAGCGGCGAAGTGGCAAGTAGTTCAACCGGGAGATCATCGATGGGCAAAACGATCAGGGTAAAAGATGCGCAGGGCAACGATGTTGATATCGAGCTGTCCGATGTCATTGCGCATACCGATGTGAAATCCGCGCTGACACCGGCGCCGGGTGCAGGTGCTACCGTCGTCGATCCGAATATCAAAGCACTCACTGATCAAATGTCAGCACTGACCGGTGTGGTGACGACGCTCAGCACCGCGATGTCCGACGATCGCAAAACGCGCAACAAGGAACGGGCGGAAGCGCGCGTGCTCGATCTGATCAAGGCGGGCAAGCTGGCGCCGAAGGACAAGGCCACATGGATCAGCATGGCCGAATCCAATTTCGACATGTTCACGGCGCTATCGGCCACGCTGCAGACGGTGATCAAGCTGCGCCACAATCACGGTGGCGACGGCGGCGGTTCACAGTCGGCTGGTGCGGGTGATGGTGGCGACGGCGGCGGCGACGAGGGGCAGTTGCCCGAAGCCGGACCGGCAGCGATCAAGCTGTTCGAGGATCGTATCGACGCGGCACGCGCGAAGGACGCGAAACTCTCCTACGACAGTGCGATCCAGATGGTGGCCGCAGCCGATCCGAAGTTGGCGAAGCTGTATCAGGAAAGCTACCGGCAGGCGTAACGCGCCACGTTCAACCGATTCGATTTTTCTAAGGGAGTGATCGTATGGCGCAGTCGACGCCGGTGCTCGATAAAACCTATCTCGCGGCTGGTGATCTGAGCACGAAGCAGTTCACAGCGGTGAAGTTCAGCGCGGATTACACGGTCAATACGTGCGGCGCGGCGCAGCCGAGTATCGGCATTCAGCAGGACATTCCCGCGGCGGCTGGTCGCGGGTGTCGCGTGCGGCATCTGGGCACGAGCAAGGCGGTGGCCGGTGCAGCCTTCGCAGCGAATGCGAAGCTGGGCACCGATGCAAACGGAAAGCTGGTCACGGCGGCCACGGGCACGGATTGTATCGCCATCGCGTGCCAAGCGGCGCTGGCACTGAACGACATTGTCGAAGTGCTGGTGATTCCGGGTGGGCTCGTCGCGTAATCGATTTGCGTTTCAGGTATGGCGATCGGCGCAGCAGCTGCCATCGGGCAGAGCGGGCCAGCATAACCGATCGTCAATCTCTCACGTTGGTTTCAGGCTAGGGCAAGCACATGCCGCTGATTGGGCAAATTCGCCAGAATCGGGTGCTGACGAATCTCACTGTGGAATATCGGCCGGGACCGTATATTTCCACTGAGGTGGCACCGCGCGTGCCGGTCGCACAGGAAAGTGACATCTACTACATCTACGATTTCTCGGGATTCGAAATTCCGGAAACGTTGCGCGAACCGCGGTCGCGTTACAACCAAGTCGATTGGTCGGTGAGCACCGATACATACTTTGCGCAGGAGTATGGGCTCGAACAACCGATCGATGATCGTGAGCGGCGCAATGCGGTGGGTGTGCTCGATCTCGAACGCGACAGCACGCGCAACCTGACCGCGCAGCTGCTCAATGCGCGCGAGCGGCGCGTCGCCAACCTCGCCACCGCAACGGCCAGCTATCCGGCCGGACACACGATCACGCTGGCCGGTGCGGCGCAGTGGTCGGATCCGGTCAATAGCGATCCGGTTGGTGACGTTGCGGTCGCACGCAAGAAAATTCAATCGGCGACCGGGCTGCTGCCGAACACGATGGTAATGGGTTACGCCGTGTTCGAAGCGCTATTGGCGCACGAACAGATTCGCGGTTATCTCGCGGAAGGCGGGCTGGTCACCGAGGAAGTGCTTGCCAAAATTTTCAGACTGGAGCGGGTGGTTGTGGGCTCAGTGCTCTACAACACCGCGAAGGAAGGGCAGGCGACGACGCTGGGCGATCTGTGGGGATTTGACGTGGTGATCTTCCACCGCGCGAATACGTCACCGGCGCTGCGGACGCCGTCATTCATGTATCAATTCGTCGCGGCCGATTTCCGCGTGTTCCAGTATCGGAACGAGGAGATCACAAGCGATATCATCCGCGTGAACGAAATCACGGCGGAAAAGATGGTCGCACCGAAGCTGGGATTTTTGTACAAGGCTGCGGCGGCCGCGGCGTAAAAGCCGACGTCGCAAAGGGGCGCCAGCTGCGCGCGGCGCAAACAGCCCGGCGACGTCGCTGCGAGCCTCCTGTCTCGTGGCAGGCGGCGCCGGGTGTTGTTTTTCTAGGAGTAGACGATGAAGCGTTTCAATCTCAATTCCGCCATTGCTGTAATCGGGCTGTTGATCTTTGCGTTTCTCGCGATCGGCCGCGTGCCAGTCGACGCGCAGCAAGGGATTCAGCAGGTGCGGCAGCTCGGGCGATATGCGGTGTTCACGGCACATACCGCCACTGGTGCGACAACGTCAGCCGTGGTCAATGGCACGATGACGCACAATTCACAGCTCATCGTGACCGGGGCGCCAGCTACCTGCACCTATCGTCTGCAGGGATCGAACGACGGCACGAACTGGTTCAACATCAGCGCAGCTGATATTACGTGCACGACAACGATCAACAGTGTGACCGTCGACGTGCCCACGCGTCTAATCAGGGGCAATCTGCTCACGATAACTGGTGGCACGGCGCCGACAGTGCGCTTGTATTACATAGGCCGCTAACGGCAAACACGTTTTTAGGGGAGCTGTCATGTCTAAGGCACGCACGGCGATCAAGCACGGCAAGGCGCCGAAGCCGGAAAAGGAAAAGGCCGAATTCAAAACGATTCAGCCGGGCGAATCCGTGCCCGCGGAACTGGCTAAGGATCTGCCGGTCGGGAGCCTGCACGCGGATGGCAAGCGTAAAAAGTCTGCGATCGACGTGGACGATAACGAATCCTATGCGGGCGAGGATGCCGCGCAGGAATCGATTCTCATGCGTCCCGACAATCCGAACCGGCCTGCCAACGTGGAAGGCGAGGATCAGTTCAAGGTGGCGCAGGGTGGTGCATTCGGCCGCGGCAAACAAACGGATGCGACCGGCAAAGAGCAGGTGCAGGAACCGAGCGGCGGGAGCGGCGGCACCAGCACCGATACGCAGTAGGGGCGATGGCCTACGCCACACTGGACGACATCAAAGGGGAAATGCCGCAGTTCCGGCTTTCCCCGAACAGCACGCCAACGGATACGCAGGCGCAGGAATTTCTTACTGAGCTGCATGCGGAGTTGGATGCCGTCCTGAAAGCGCTGGGCTATACGCTGCCCATTACGAAGCTGCTGCATCCGTTGTCGTTTGCCATCCTGAAATCGATGGTGCAGCAAGGCACGATCGCGCGGATCCTGCGCTCGCGGAATTACGGGGTTGATTCGCCGGAAGCGATCGGCGCACGCGATGCGCAAAACGTGTTCCGCGACATGATCAAGCGGCTCACCGATCCGGACGATCCGTTGAATCTGCCCGATGCCGAGGGGGCGCCGGTGTTCGCAAAATTCGGGCTCGGGATTGCCGAGTCACATGTCGCGGGGCGCAGTTTGGATCCGGAAGCTGAACCGGCGTTCACGCGCGAAAAGGTGTATTGATGGCGGCGATCGTGGGCTGGTGGTAAGTGGCAGGCGTCACACAAAGCGGTGCCCGGTTGCAGCTCAGGATGGAGCTGTATGGGCAGGAAGCGATGGACGTGGCGCTGTCACGGTTCGGTGGGATCGTGAATGATTTTCGGCCGTTTTTTTCTGCGCATCTGGCGCCGAAGTTTTTTGGTGACGTGCAGCAGAATTTTGATACCGAAGGCCGCACCGGCGAAGGCTCGAAGTGGCCGCCACTGTCGCCACCATATAAGCGCTGGAAGGATCGGCATTTTCCGGGGCGACGCATCCTCGAACGCACCTATGCGCTGCGCCGATCGATGATGTGGTATCCGTCACGGTTCGGTCCGGGCGCGAATCGCGGCAACGTCGGGCCGCAGGGTGTGTATCGCACCAGTGCCACGGTAGCCGAGATGGGCACCGCGATTACCTACGCGCACTGGCACCAGACCGGCGCGGCGGCGAGTCAGCGCGGGCTGGTGGGTGGTCGGTTGCGCAGCCGGGTGACCGGTCGCTACGTGCGGATCCCCGCGCGGCCGCGCAGTGTGGTGAGTGGCCGGTTTCTGGGCGGATTGCCACAACGGCGGTTTTTGTTTCTCCGCGCGGCGCAAACGTATGGACGCCTGCTGCACCGGTGGTCGGTGGAAGCACGCGCGCTGGCCGGACTCGGCGGTAATCAGTGGGGCACCGGCGTAAGTGGCAGCGGACAGCCCTTCACGCGGCCAGCCACTGGAGGAGTGGTGTAGTGCGTGGTCGCTGGGGTGAACCGATTCGATTGGTCGGACGAAATCATCGAGCAGGTGAAAGCGATATTGGTGCGGGATCTACCCGCCATGTTGGCACTGATTCAAGCCGATCGCGCCGACGATCTCGAACTCGACGCACCGGCGCCGGACAACATTTGGACAGCCGACAAGGTGGTGCCCCCGAGTTTTCCGTCGATCGAAATTTGGGGACCGGACAGTGCGCGGATCCATCCGGATATTCTGCACTTTCAGCATCGCATGGCCGCGGTGTTGACGGTTGTGGGATCGGACGAGGAAGTGATCGACAAACAGTTGCGGCGCACGCTGCTTGGGATTTTGTTGGTGCTGGACAATCAACCGCTCGCAGCCGATGGTGTGGCGGCCGTGATTCGGTGTGGCATCGTAAATTACACGACGGTCGGCACGCGCCAGCAGGACGCCGGGGCGCCGTGGGTGCGTAGTGGATCCGTCGAATTTGTTGCGGACACGATCAACGATTGAGGATTAGGCGATGGCAATTCTCGCAGTACAACGACCGTTGATTACCGGCACCGTGATTTCGATGGCGGCGGCTGGCGCCGGTGGCGACTCGTTTCAGAACGATGGCAGCACGTGGCTGCGCGTGACGAATGGCGCTGGGTCACCGATTAACGTGACGTTTGATTCGCCGAACACCTGCGATTTCGGATTGGGTGCGGCGGCGGCACACGATTCGGTGGTGGCGGTTGCCAACGGCACGACGGTGGAAATCGGACCGTTCCGGAAGAATCGATTCAACGACGCAAACGAACGCGTGCAAGTCACTTACTCATCGGTGACCACCATCACAGTGGCGGCGATTACGCGGTAGCAGGAGCACGGTTATGAAATTCATCGTGAATCAAGGACAGCGCATTCCGTATCGGCCAGAAGGGCACGGCGGTGGCACGCTGTTTTACACGGGCGGCGAAATCGTGGAAGGGCCGACGTGGTGGGCGCGCGAATTCAACGGGCGCATGACACCGCTGGATGATCAGGGCAACAAAATCGATCTGGCGCATATCGAAGCCATGCAGGCCGATCTGGAAAGTGCCAAGGCGCACGAGCGGGTGACGCTGCTCGAAGACATCATCTCACGTTCGCAGGGCATGATCCGCGATGCGCTCATGCCGGAACTCGAAAAAGCCAAAGCCGAAGCGGCTGCGTCGCAGGAGGAGTTTGCGAAAAAGCAAAAACTGCGGCGCACCGGCGAATCGTCCAACGACGATCGTGGCGTGGATCTCGGCGGGCCGAATGTGGCGACCTTGACCGAAGGCGCGCAGATGCCGGAAGGGTTTGCGGGTGCACCGGCGATGGATCCGGGGATCGATTTGTCGGGCGCTCGGATCACTCCGGTGCAGTCGCGCGACAAAAAGTAACGGCGTTCGTTTCTCGAAGGGGAGATTACAGTGGCGCAGAATGCAGCAAACATTCATGTCGGACCGGCACGGTTTTTCTTCGGTGTGACGGCACCGGCAACCGGTGCGCCACCGACGCTAATGGCCCATACCGCGGGCGTGCCCGCGTCGGGCACCGAAGTGGGTCACACGTCTGGTAACAGCGTCGTGACGTTCCAAAACGCCAAGAGCGATATCAATTCCGAGCAAACCTTCGGCGTGATCGCCACGTATGTGACGGCGCAAACGCTGGAGATTACGCTCACCTTGCAGGAGCGGGTCTATACGATTCTGCAGAAGTTGTTCGAGGGAGTGGGATCGGCCACCGCGGGCGGCTACGATCTCTTCTATGGTGGCGGGCCAGTCAGCGTGCCATCGTTTGCGGTGATGCTCAGTTCACCGTTGCGCACCGACAACACAAAATATGAGGTGTTCGTCGGTTACAAAATGGAACTGGTGTCACCAGTTACGCTCACATATTCGCGCACGGATGTGAGCCTGATCCCGGTCACGCTGCGCGGTGTGCACGATACGACGCGCACGGTGGGCGATCAGTTGTTCCAATTCTATCGCGAGAAGTAATCAGCCACGTGCAGGGGCTGCGGGCCAACTGTCTACAGCCCGCTGGGAGCAGTCCCTGCACATTCGTTCGTCTACGCCGTGCACAGGAGAACGGCGCACATGGATCTCAAACCAACAACCACTGCTCACGAATTCAAAATGCGGCTGACCGGGTTTCCGATCACGCTGCCAACCGGGGCGATTGTGCAAAAGCGCGCCGTCGATCTCGTCACGCTCGTGTTGTCGAATGCCTTGCCGTCGAATCTACTGCGCGCGGCCAGTGATATGGAAACGGTGTTTCTGAACGCGCAGGACAACAAACAGGCGTTCGACGCGATCATGGGAATGTCCGATCAGCAGCGCGACGAAATTCTCTACATGCTGCGCCGGTTCGCGGTGGAATGCATCGTTGATCCGCGGTTCTGCATGACCGAGAAGGACGCGCGCACCACGGATCTGGTGCCGGTCAAGGTGCTGACGCTCGAAGAGCTGCTGGTGATCTTCAATACCCCATTGCCACGCAATGCGCCGATCGCGATTCCGGATCCGCCTGTGATGGAGGCACAGGAACTCGCCGAGTTTCGTGCGCCTGACACGACCGACGTTGATTCGGCTGCACGGGATGGCGAAGTGCTACGGGCAGCGGCCGAGCAGCTTACTGACGGCGGGGTGGCCGAATTCTCGTTTGGTTAGCTGGGGATCCTTTCTACTCGATTTTGATTTCGCGGTGCACGCGATCGGCCTCGACGCAGAGCATAAGACTGTGGCGCCAACGGATCAGGGGCGTGTGAGTTTCAACGATGGCCGATGAAGTTGTCCTGCGGTTTCGCGGCGACTCGACGGAAGTTGTCAAAGCGGCTAAAGCTGCGGCCGATGCGGTGCGTGGCTTTGGTGTGCAGGTTCGCCAAACCTCCAAAGATGTTGATCGATCGGTGGATCTGTCCAAGCAACTTGGACAGATGGGCACCGGTTTGAAAACCGTCGGTACGACGCTCACAGCATCCGTCACATTGCCGATCGCAGCCGCGTTCGGCATGGCAACCAAAGCGGCGATGAGTTTTGAAACCGCGTTTGCCAACGTCAAGAAAACCGTGGGCCGCGACGATCCGACGCTGCCTGCACTCGCCAAAACGTTGCGCGCGCTCGCGCAGGAAATTCCGCAAAGCGTCGAAGCGCTGAGTCATATCGCTGCGCTGGGCGGCCAGTTTGGTATTGCAGGAAAAGACCTTGCCGGATTCACGCGCACGATCGCGGATCTGGGTGTAGCCGTCGACGGGATTTCCACCGAACAGGCGGCGACCGGACTGGCGCAGCTGCGCAACGTCACAGGGGAAACCACCGCAGAAATTTCGAACATGGCGGCCACGCTGGTGGAACTGGGCAACAAAGGCGCCAGTACCGAAGGACAGATCCTCGATTTTGCGCAGCGCATCGCGGGCAGCGCAAAAATGATCGGGCTCAGCACGCCGGAAATCATGGGGCTCGGCGCGGCGCTTGCCAACGTCGGGCTGAACGCGGAAGCGGGCGGCACGGCGATGAGCCGCACGATCAGTCAGATGTCCGTTGCCGTCGATAGCGGTGGCGAAAAACTGGCGGCCTTCGCGCGCATCGCACAAATGAGCGGCGAGGAATTTGCGCGCACGTTCCGCGAGAAACCGATCGACGCGATCAATGCGTTCATTGTCGGGTTAGGGAATGCGAAGTCTGCGGGTGAAAATCTCACGCTGCTGCTCGGCGATATTGGGATCGAAGGTGTGCGCCAGATGGACACGTTGAAGCGCGCGGCGCTCAGCGCAGATCAGCTGACGAACACGATCAAGCTGGCCGGGGCGGCATGGGTGCAAAACACCGCGCATACCGAGGAAGCGCGCGCGAAGTATGAAACCACCGCGAACCAATTGAAACTGTTTTGGCAGCGGCTGAATGAAATCGGCATCCTCATGGGTGGGCCGATTATTAAGTCGCTGAACATGATGCTGCAGTCGCTGGATCCGGTGATCGATGCGCTGAAAAGCATGGCCGAGCAGTTCACACGGTTGCCCGGTGGTGTGCAGGCGACGTTTTTCGGTGCGTTCGGTCTATTGGCGGTGGCCGGACCGGTGGCGTTCCTAGCGGGCCAGCTGGCGCTGTCAGCGAAGGCGCTGATCGACGTCAAGCGCGCGATGGATGGGGTGCGTGCGGCGCAGCTCGCGGGCGACGTGTCGCTGCTCGGTGGGGCGTTGACAAAGCTGCCGCTGGTCGGGGTGATCGGGCTGGTGATTGGGCTGGCGGCTGCGGTGCGCGGGCTGACGAAGGATTGGGGCGAGTGGACGCGTGTGATGGCAGCACCGTCGCTGCATCTGCTCACAGAAGGGCTCGCCGAAGCCCGCAAGATGATCGGGTGGATCGGGAAATCCACCGCGGACATTGAACGTGAATCCGAAGCGGAAGGCCGCGGCGGGCGGGCGCCACGCACCGCGGCACCGGCAGCGAAGCGCACGTGGTCGGAGATTTTTGCCGGTGCGCTGGGCGCCAAGCCGGGCGGCCGGGCGACCGTCTCGACATCGATCGATGTCAATGAATTTGCCACACAGCAAGCCATCATTGAGGCACAGCTCGATCACACGCGCGTAGCGGCAACGAAGACCGGACACGCGCTGTCGCTGTTGAAGCAAGCGCAGCAGGCGTATGCCGAGGATCTGAAAAAGATCGGGGCATCCGGCTTCCGTGAAATCCAGCAGGCGCACGACGTCTACGGCAAGTCGATCGAGGATCTCGCGGTGACCTATGGTGTCAGCGAATCATCGATCCATCGCTGGCTGGATCAGGCGAAAGCGGCGGGTAAAACCGCCGAGGAGATTGCAGCCGGGCCGATGAAAAAGCTGGGCGTGCGCATCATTGAATTGAATGCGCAACTGGCGGCCGCAGAAAAGGAAGGGCCAGCCGCCATGAAAGTGGCACTGGCCGAACTCGACACCGAACTGCGCGACGTCGACGCGCGCGCGAAAATGTTCGGCACGACGGTGCAGACAAACAGCCCGCTCGGCCGCGGGCTCGTGGCGCTGGGGAAACTCACGCGCGACACGTTCCACGATATTTCCAAAGACCTCGAACATCTGCCGGGGTTTGCCAAGCCGGGATCCGATCCGGGGATTAAGGAGTTTGAACGCCAACAGGAGAACGCGAATCGACGGATCGATCTCGAACGAAAGATTGCCGAACAGGTGCGCGGCATGCAGCAGGATTCGCTGGAGAAACGGCTGCGCGATATCGATCTGGAACGCGACAAGATGGTGCAGTCGGCGCACGAGCAGGGTGATTTTACGGCCGAAACGCTCGGTATGATCGACGCCTTGCATCGCACGGCCGCGCAGCGCATCACACAGGAATGGATCAAGGCACACAAGCGCGCGTTTGATTTGTCGGACACGCTATCGAATCTCTCGAATGCGTTTAGTCAGCTCGCGCAGATCGGTGGACATGGGCTGGACGGACTGCTCGGTAAAATTTCCGAAATGATTGGCTTGATGAATGTGGCCGCGCAGGCGGGCGCAGCGCTGGCGCAGGTGTTCCGGAAAAAAGATGCCGAAGGCAACGTGATTCCGATGGGACAGTCGGGCAGTGGCTTCGATCTGTCCGCGTTTCAGAGTGGCGGCAAGTATACGGCGCTGTCAATTGGCGCCGGAGCAGCACAAGCGGCGCCGGGCATCGTGTCGGGTATCGGCGCACTGGCATCGGCGACCGACGTGGCAGGCCGAGGCAACCGGATTGGCCGCGGGGCGGTCGCTGGTGCCGCGCTGGGTGGTCAATTGGCCGGACCGTATGGGGCGCTGGCCGGGCTCGTGGTCGGGGCGCTGGTGGGCGCACTGCGCAATCCGGCGTTCGAAGATGTGATGAAACGGGTCGGGCGGAATCTGGGTGTCACGATCAGCGAAGAGCTGGGGCGCTCGATTGCCGATCGTGCCAAAAAGGAATTCAAAGGCAGCCGCCAAGCGGCGGAAATCGCCAGCACCGCACAAATCATCGGTGAAGCGGGAGGATTGGACGAAAAAAATATCGAACGATTTTCAGCGCAGCTGCGATCGACGTTCAGCATGATCGAAACGCACCAGATGACGATCGCGCAGGGCACGAAGGTGCTGGATGAAAACTGGCAAGCCTTTGTGGCCGCTGGCACCAGTGCCAACGGACGGCTGTCGGCCAGCTTGCGCGAAATCATTACGCTCAATGATCGGTTCGGCACGCAATCGAAAGAGATTGCGTCGTATGTGAAGGAGCAGACCGGGCTGGCGCAGGAATCCTTCAATGCGGTGATGGCCGCGGTGCCGGACGTGTGGCACACGATCGGCGCGGAAATCAAAGCGGCACAGGATGACATCGATAAGCTGATTAAAGATCGCATTGCGAAGGTGGCCGCAGGCGAAGCATTCAACGAGGATCTGCTCGTGGCCGCGCACAAGCGGCTGGCCGACGCGCAGGGGCTACAGGCCAGCGAAGCGGCGCGCAATAAACAGGAGTTGGAGGATCTCGGGTTTGTCGCGCTCGCCACTTACGGCGCAATGATCGAACGCGGGCACACGCATGCCGAAGCGCTGCGCGCGGCGGCACCGGGGCTGCAACTGTTGCGCGAAGCCTACGAAAATCTGGGGCTGACGGTCGAGGACGTCGGGTTGAAAGACTTGATGATCCAGCAGCAGATGCTGGCCGGTGCGCCGCAGTTGATCAACGGTGTGGGGGCGCTCGCGTCCGCGTTTATCGCGCTCGACAATGCAGGCCAGTTGAACGCGGACACGTTCGCGCGCGTGCAGCGGATTGGCACGACGATGTATACGCGGCTACAGGCGGAAAGCGCCAAGTATGGCGGCACCGCGGAAGAGATGACACGGCGTGCGCTGCTGCCGATGCAGGACTATCTGCACGAAGCGGCGGAACAGGCGAAGCTGCTGCAGGTGCCGCTGGATGAAAACACGCAAATGCTGATCGATCAGTCGCAGGCGCTGGGGATCTGGAAGGAAAAAGGCAAGTCTGATACCCAGCAAATGATCGACGTCATGCGTGAACTTACGGGCGAGCTGAAAGAGTTTCTCAGCACGCTGCGCGGAATTCCCCCGAAGGTGGATACCACGATTACCACACATTATAAAACCGATGGCGAGCCGCAACTAGACGAGGATGGCAATCCGATTCACAGCACCGGGCAACCGCTCACAACGATGCCGATCCAAGTGGCGGGGCTGTCGAGCACGGCGGCCGCGGTGGCGAATCTGCCGCGCATGAACACGGTGCCACCGGGCGCACCGATGGATCTGCGCACGTCGCAGGCGCCTGCCAATCTCACGTTCGGGAATATCACGTTTCACACCAGTGGCGACGTCGACGGTCCGGGGCTCGTGGATTCATTCATTGATACACTGCGTATGGATCCCAATCGGCGCGGCACGATTGAAGTGATCGTGACGGGCAGCAACCGGGCCGACACCTATGGCACTGACCACTGATATCGCGTATGCGCGGCCGAGTGACAACATTGCGAATCTCGGCACGCCGTCTGTGTCGGGCTTGTCGGCCGCGACGCCGATCGGTAATGCCTACGATCTCGATCCGGGCTCGGCGGTGGTGTTTACCGGTGCATCACCGTGGTGGATCAAATGGAATTTTGGCGCGCTGGGTGCGTCCTATGCACCGATTCAGTGGCTCGTGTTTAGCGCCTTTAATTACACGGCGGCCACCGGGCGCACACTGCGCTTTCAGGCGCACGCGACCGATGCGTTCACGACACCGACGATCAATTACCTCGTGCCTGCGCTACCGGTCGCAACGGCCAGTCCGTTCTTGCAGAATTTTGCCGTGGATCTGACCGGCTTGGCGGGGATTTCGTATCTGGCGACGCACGTGTGGGTGCGCCTGCTGTTCACGGATTCGGGTGGCAATCCTGTGCCGGTGTTTGGCGATGTGTTTCTAGCGAAGACGCGGCGCCTGCTGCTGAATGTCGAGAATGGTGTCGAATACGGATCGGCGTATCCGAAGGTGCAGCGTCCGACACCAGCCGGGCGCAAGTTTTCTTATTCGCAAGGCATCCGCGAGCGGTGGATCGAAGGTGGGCAGCAGTGGTCGGCCGCAGAATGGATCGACGTGGAACTACTCTACGACGATGCGCTGGGCGGGGTGAAACCGTTTCCGATGCAGCGCGTGCAAACCGAAGAGCCGATGCTCGTGCAATTCGGGCGCGACTCGATCCACACGCGCAGCTATGTGGGCACGCGCAGGCGCGGGCGCGTGCGCTTTGAGGAACTTGTCAACGATCGAGTAGCGTAACGCGATGGCAGTTGCCACGTTCACACGAGCGGCCGCGCGCGCGGGCACGACGACACCGCTGGTCTGGTTGCAATGGGTGGACAGCGGCGGCACGACGCACTACTGGTCTGATCGTCCTATTGGTGACAATCCTGAAAAGCGGCGCAAAGTGTTGTCGTGGCGCAGCGTGCGTCATTTGCTCAGCAGCGATAACGGGCAGTTGTCGGGCAATCAGCTCGCAGTGCAGATCGATGACAGCTTGCGCGAGCTGCGCGTGATTGTCGCCACCGAAGCCACGCGCTACGTGCTCGGCCAGCCGGTGGATCTCTGGGTAACGACGCGCGACGATCGGGCGATCGGCAATACGGCGATGCGCGTGTTCCGTGGCCGCTGGAAACATCCGCAGCTGAATCCGTCGCGCCTGATCACGCTCACGGCCGAGGATTACATCACGCAATTTTCGGATCCTGCGGTGATGGCGAAGGACATGCCAAAGCGGCGGCTGGCGTTTGGCGCGCAGTCGAAGCTGGCCGGATTTGGGGAACCGATCATTTATGGCGACGTGAACGCGGTCGGGCTCGGTTCGAATGGCGCCGTGGGTGGAATCTACATTGCCGACATCGTGGTGAGCACGCAACTGTATCGGGTGCTCATGATTGCCGGGCATGCGTGCAAAGCGATCACGGAAATTTATTACAACGGCACCGCGGTGCCACCGAGTTTCTATGGCACCGGTGCCGGGGCATCGATCCTCGCGCCGGGCAAAGCCAATTGGCCGTTTGGCGCTAACAGCTACTTCGATTACAACGGGCGACGCTATACCGCGATCGGCGTGCTGGCTGCAGCGTTGAATCCGGATGATGTGCACCGGTTCACCTTCGACGTGCAGGGTATTGAAACGGTGGGCGATGGAACCGGTGCGCTCATCACCAATTATTTCGATGCGTATCTGCACTTCCTGAAAAATTTCGGGCTGGGCGACTGGCAGACCGGTGCGTGGCTGGCGGCGCCAACATGGCCGGATGCGTCACCGATGATCGACACGGCATCCTTTGCTGCGGCGCAAGCCGTCACGGTGGTGCGGATGGGCGGCGCAGGCTATCAGGTGCGCACGGTGATTGGCGCCGATGGCGGGGTGTCGACGCTGCAGGATGTGCTGTCAAGCTGGAATCTGAGCGGTGATTGCCGATCGTATATGTGGGATGGACAATTCGGTGTGGTGGTGCCCAATCGCGCGGCCGCGGCCACGCTCACTATCACCGAAGACGAGGATCTACTCGAAGATCCGCCAACATTCACAGCGGACGAATCGCAGCACTTCACACACGTGCACGGCTACGGCTGGCCGCATTTTGCGCGGCACGAGCTGCGCGAGAACAAATGGGAAAAGGCCGCGCAGTCGATCACGCCTGCGGTGTATCAGCTGGGCACCACGGGCAAACCGTATGCGATCAAGCGCTGGGGCTCGCGGACGTATTGGATGTCGCACGTCGACAGCGCGGCGAATGCGTTTGATGAGTGGCTGTGGCGACATCGGCATCCGCCGATCAAGGCAACGTTTCAGATGGCGCTGCCGGGGCTGCACGTGCGGCCGGGCATGTATCTGAATCTCACGCACCGCGAAGGATCGGCCACATTGATCACGGACATGATCTTTGTCGAAGAGGTAATTTTCGATTTCGATCGCTTGTCCGTGACGGTCAACGGGCTCGTGCATCTCACCGGATCCATGCTTGATCCGATCACGCGCACCAGCGGCACGATGCCTGCCACCGATACCAGCGTCACGGCGTCGAGCGGTGCTGGGCTGCCGACTGTGGTTTATATACCGGGACCGAGCGGGCTGTCGCCCGATGTGCGCGATCTGGGCGGCACGCTCACGCAAGGCTTGCGATCGGCGGCCGCGGTGGCGGTGCCGCAGCGGAAACGCCCGGTCTTGACGGCGGGCGATCGGGTGAATCGATCCAGCGCGATCGTGCGGGCCGAAGTGCGCACCGACAATGTGGCAACCACGGTGACGCCGGAAGTTTGGAACTCTGTCACGGGCACTTTGATAAAATCAGGGGCAGCGTCCAACAGTCTGACGGGTGCCACGCAGGCGATCGATGTCTCCGTGGAGTTTGCCGGGCTGGTTGGCGACATCGTTCCAGAACTTCGGATCAAAGGAAGCAATGCGATCCACGCAATCTATGGGCAAGGTGATTTGGAGATTCGTTAGTCTGCTACTGCTCGCGCTGTTCTGCGCGCAGCCTGCCTTTGCACAAGTGACCGGTTCGGAACTCTCGACGGGGCAGTGCCGGATCAGTGAAGGCGCTGGATCGCCCGAGGGGCTCGTGAACGGGCACGTGTGCGATATCTATCGCGACAAAAATACGGGCGGGCTCGTGTGGCACAAACTGACCGGTGCGGATACGACGACCGGATGGGTGACGCTCGGCACTCCGGTCGGTGAAGCGCTTACGCGCACGAACGACGCGAATGTGCTGCTCACACTGACCGGAACGCCAGCCACAGCACTACTTGAAGCAGTCAACATTGAGGCAGGCTGGTCGGGACAGTTGTCGCTGGCGCGCGGTGGCACCAATGCGGCGCTGACGGCCGCGCTGGGGCAAACGGTCGTGTCGAGTGCCACAGCGCTGCAGCTCACGACGGGTGGCACCACAGGGCAGCTGCTGCGCTATAACGGCACCGGTGCGGTGGCGGGCTGGACGACGCCGGTCTATCCGAATGCTGCGGGCACCGCGGGCACGTTCATTCGCTCGAATCCACCAAATTTTGAAACCAGCACGCTGGTGCTGCCGAACGCGTCCAGCGTGAACCGGATCCCGTTTGCCACTGCAGCAAATGTGTGGGGCGATAACGCGAATCTGATTTTTACGCCGGGCACCGCGCTGCTGGGTGTGACCGGGCAAGTGGAAGCAAGCGGCTATATGGGCACGCCGGGATTCGTGTCGCGCACGATCGGCTGGCGCTGCGACAGTCTGGGCGCGTGCGACATGCGTTATCTGTTCGTGGATGAAATGCACGCGGAAATTTTTATTGCGGATCTCGAGCAGGCGCTCGCGGGCGGACAGATTATTGCGAAGTCTGTGACGGCGCTGCAGTCGACCTTTACGGCGCCAGCGGCCGGTGCGTTCAGCACGATCACGGTGAAAGATTTGCCCAGCGCGCCGGATATGCAGGTGTTTCAGTCTGGCGATATCGTGCTGGTAAAAACCTTCAACCGATCGGCTGGCAGTCTCACGATTTCAATGGCGTGCGGCACCGTGACGCTACCAGATACGACGGGTGCTGGGTTTCAAACGTGGCGCTTTACGCGGCTTAGTCCGATCGGTCCAACCAGTGACGGTGGTGCCATGACAGCAGGCGCCACGGTGGAAGCGGATTCGATCGTGTTGGATTTCGGCGTGAGCGGCAACGGCTATTACGAAGTCAGCGCGATCGATGGCATCTACGGTATCAACTCGCCCTACGCGCAGATCGTGACGTGGATCGATTCGCCATGCAATCCGGGCAAGCGCACGCTGCGTACGCGGTTCGGCAACGAACGTGGTGTGACGGCAGTAGCGAATGAATTCGGGATCATCGCAGGCACCTATGCCGCAACCAACGGGCAGTATCTGCGCGCGACCAATGTGGCGTTCGAGCTGCACGGCATTGATATTTCGCTGTGGGATAACACGGCCAAAGTGTTCGAAGTGGCGCGCGGCACGGATGCACCTCGGCTCGGCATTGGCAATCCGCCACCGACCGCGATCAGTCAGGCCGGTATTTTCTTAGGCTGGAACACCACGAGCAATCTCGCGCAGCTGTCAGCTTACAGCAATGCGAATAATTTTCTGCTGTTCGATGGCACCAGTCTCTCGTGGAAGGGTGCGAATACCGAGCTGACGGCCGCGGGCAATTTCATCGCGGTGAATGCCACGCTGAGTGGCAACGTGACGGCGTTCACCGGCAACATTGCGAATTTCGCGCTGGCGACGAACACGATCAGCGCGACGAATCTCGTGCTGACGTCTGGTGCGGCCAACGTGGCGAATATCGCGGTGGGCACCGGGGTGAACACGTGCGGATTGAATTCGCCAGCATCCGCAAGTGATATTGGTTTCTGGTGCGGTGCCACGTTTGCGAATCGTGTCACGGCGCCGACGTGGATTACGGCGGCTGGTGTCGTGAAGTTCTCTAGTGGCACGATTGCTGGTTTCGCGATCGAGAACAATCAACTGGCGTCGCACCGTGAGCAGCCGGTTGGCGTGGACAATATCACGCTGGTTATGCGCGGCGATGTGCCCGGCAGCTCATTTGTGCAAATGACGGGCGGCACCAGTGGCACCACGAATCGAATGGGATCGTCGACGGTAACGTCAGGGGTTGCGTATTCCGCGGGCAATACGGATCCGACGCTGTCACCGTTTCGCGTGCTGTTCAATGGCAGCATGTTTGTGCAAAATCTCACGGTGGTATCCGGTGTCACGTTCAGCGGATTCACTGACGGATTTCTTACGGTCACGAGCGGCACGGTGGGTGTAGCGTCCGGTACGCCGGGCTCGGGCAGCACTAGTATTACGACGGTCGGCACGATTACGACGGGCACGTGGCATGCGGCCGTGATTCAGCCGCAATGGGGCGGCACCGGGATTTCATCGACAAGTATCGGGAGCATTCTCTCGTGGAATACCGGCACGGCCATGGCAATCACGCCACCGGGCGCAGCCGGTTCGATGCTTCGATCGTTGGGTGCCGGATTTGCGCCTGCCTACAGCACCGTCACGTGGCCGAACGATGCGGCGGTTGGTGAATTTCTGAAAGCTACCGCGGCCAACGTGTTCGACAGCGTCGCGGGCTCGGCACTCACGACCGGCACGGCGGATGCGAATCTGGTGATCACGCTGGGTGGCACGTTTGCGACGGCGCTGGTCAATCCGGCATCGATCACGTTGTCGTGGGCTGGCACATTGCCTGCGACGCGTCTCAATGCGAACGTGGTGCAGGCGATCACGAATGACACGAATATTCAGGGTGTCATTACTTCGCAGATTCTGGATTTGAATTGGGCAGGCACGCTGGCGCTCGGCCGCGGTGGCACCGGGGCATCGCTGGGCGCGGCTGCTGGTGCGCTTGTGTATTCAGGGGCGACCGCGTTGGCGATCGGTTTGCCCGGCACGACGGGTGCGCTCGCGCGGTCCGGTGGCGCTGGTGCACCGACATGGACAGTTGCGGCGTATCCAAATAATGCCGGTGCCGCAGGCACGTTCATTCGATCGATCGATCCGACGAATTTTGGGGTGAGCACGCTGGTGTTGCCGAATGCAGCGGTGGCGCAGAGTCTCTGCTTTGCCAGTGCGGCCAACGTGATCGCGTGCGACGATCCGGATCTGCAATTCACCGGGATCACACTGCTGCCAACCTCGATTTCGGTCACGAATAACGCGGCGGTTGGTGGCACGCTCAGCGTCACAGGCACGTCGACGTTTGGCGATACGGTGTTTTTCACGGCCGACGCGAATCCGGCGATTAATTACACGTCGAATCTGGGTGAGATTAACGTCAAATATCTCACCGTGCATGCGGCTGAGTTGTGGGTGGAAACGCTCGTCGCGCAGAATACGATCGCCACGATCGGCGGGCGCATTCTCGTGGGACCGACCACCACGCTGGTGGAAGATTTACCGGCGCAACTCCCTACGCCAACAGCACCAGTGATCACGCGCATCGGCTCGGCAGGCACGACGACCTATCAGTATCGCGTCACGGCGCGCGATGTGTTCGGTGAAACGCTGGTATCGCCGATCGGATCGATCACGACCGGCGTCGCCACGCTCAGCGGATCGAATTTCAATCGCATTACCTACACGGCGATTCCGGGCGCCACCAGCTACCGCATTTATGGGCGCACCGGCACGCAGTTGCTGATCGCGACCGATACCACGTGCTGCACGTTTGATGATACTGGGGCGATCACGCCAGCCGGGGCGCAGCCCGCGGCCAACACGACATCGACGTCGATCACGGTCAAACACAATCAGATGGCAGTTGGTGATCGCGCGTATATGGAAGCGGGCGGCAAACTCGAATGGTTTGGCATTGCGACCGGGCCAACCGGTGCCGGGCCGTATGTCTACACGGTGACGCGCACGCTTGATCCAACCGGATCCAACGAGTGGTATGCGGGCGATGCCATGTTCAACACCGGGCAGACCGGTGATGGGTTTATCGATCTGTATTCATTGGCTGGAGTGTTGTCGGGTTTCGGTCCGACGATCGTCGGCAACGTGCGCACGGGCACCGCGTATAACGCGATCGATGCGCGCTGGGCGATCGGCAATCTCCGCAATCAATTCAATTACGGCGCGGCCGACATCTATGGCGCGGCCTTCGGGGTGGCGAGCGACGTGTCCGTCACGATCGACGCGGAGAACGGATTTCGCATTCTCGATAACGGTGTGCTGAAATTGCAAGCCGCGATCAATGGTGATCTGAATCTGACCGGCAATCTCGTGATGGGCACGGCTGGTGCCATTCAGACCGCTGGAATGACGTGGACAGGCGGCACGGGCTATTGGCTCGATTACAACGCAGGCACGCCGCGGTTTCGTGTGGGCACGCCAACAGGCGATCGCGTGCAGTGGGACGGATCAAGTCTTTCGATCGCGTCCGCTGGGCTCGTGATTAATTCTACAGGGATCGTGCTGCAGCCAAACTCGGGCGGCTATACATCGGCTGGCACATTTCGATTCGACGTGGTTGGCGATTCCGGTCTGGTGGGGTTGTCCGGGTGGGTTGTCCCGTCGTCGCTGCGTCGCGCGACGGTCAATGCGATTTCGAACACGTCGGCCGCTATTGCAGAGTCTCGATTGTGGGCGCAGAACGTGGTGTGGAATCGACACGCGGAAGTGTTTGCGCAGGCCAGCAACGGGGAACCGCAGATCCGTTTGAATGTGGTTGACAATGCGATCAGCGATTTCGGATTTTTTACAATGACGCCGACCGAAATCAATATCAGCCAAACGCGCGTGCGTGCGTACGAAGGCTACAGCTCGACGCTGGGCGCACCAACATTCGTGCTGACGACCAGCGGCAATTCGACCGCGATTCACACGTTCGTGGCGAATGAGCCGGGCCGTTACGAATTTGCAGCGTGGCTCACCAACGCGAATGAATACATGGCTTTTGCGACAGTGATGAACGATGGTTTCTACGCGCGCATCGTGGCAAACAATACGCCGTGGATCACGCTGACGCTCGATAGCACGCCGAATGCGCCGAATCAGGCGGTGCGCGTGACGCAGACTTCTGGGTTTAACAATAACGTGCAGTTTTCGTGGATTCGGATCTACTAACAGGAGCACAGGGATGGATCAACTCAAGCGGATCATCGTGTTGGTAGTGGCACTACTAGCATGCGGTGGAGTGATTGAGGCACAGGAGAAACAGGCGCCAGCGGCTGCCGCGGTGCCGGTGCTCAGCGAACTCGATCGGCTCAAACTCGATAACGTCATTCTGAAAATCGAGAACACGCAAGCGCAAATGCAGGCCGCGCAGCAGGTGCTGTTGAAGCTGCAGGATGATGCTAAGGCGCTGGCCGCGGCACTGCAGAAACCGGGCTATCAGCTCACACGCGCGCAGGATGGATCGTGGTCGTATGTCGTCGCGCCACCGGATCCGAAACCGATCGAGAAGCCGAAGCCGTGACGTGAGAGAATCACGCACATGAAAATCATAGACCTTGTGGGTGCGAAAGTTGTGGCTACTGAGATTTTCAGTCTCGGCGTGGGTGGTGGACTGCTGGCCGTGTCATTGGATTTTACATCGCTGGGTGTGCTGGTTGCAGCGATCGGCACGGCGATCGCAACCGTGATCTCGGCGCGCTCAGCAGCCAAAAAAGCGGAGGCCGAGAGCAAGCGCTTAGCGGGAAAGATCGAAGAAGTAAAAACGCAGGCCGAAGTTATCAAAAGCAGCGTGGATGGTGCCGCGCACCAGCAAAAGTCTGAAAACGATGTGTTACGTGCTGAATTGAAAATCTTGCGCGAACTGCTTGCGGACAAAACGGCCAGCGCGGACAAACTGGCGCAAGCCGCGGCGACCGCACTCGCGGCGCCACCGGCCGCGGTGGCACCTGTTATACCACCGGCCGCGGCCGAGCATAGCTTGGTGTCGATCGATGACAACACGAAAGCGATCGAGCGGAACACCGCAAAAACCGATGCCACGGTGCAGGAGATACAACACGATCAGAAACAGGATCCGTAGCTGCCAGCTGGCGGCAGGTGAATGAATCTCACCGGCCGCGGCCTATCAGTAGGGGCGCCGGGAAAATCGTTCGTGGCGGCGTACAATAGCGCTATGGCCGAAGCCGAAGCGCAACGAGTAAGCATCTGGTGCAGGCTATGCGATCAGGAAATTCCAGAGCATCGTGTAGCCGCAGGTCGTGACACATGCGGTACACACAAATGTTGTCGGGCGCATCGTACGAACCGGTGGCGTGATAACAATATCCAGTTACCGGTTCCAACTGGCACTGTCGGCGCGGTCGCAGAGTTGCTTGTGGCAGCCGATTTACTCAAGCGAGGGTATGAAGTTTTTCGCGCTGTCAGTCAGGCTTGCTCGTGCGATCTAGCTGTTTTGAAGAACGGCGCGCTGCTGAGGGTTGAGGTTAGGACCGGGTATTTCGATGCGAATGGCGCGCCGTTTCGGAATAAACTTACAGCTAAAGACGTTGGCCGATCCGATATTCACGCGGTCGTGCACCACTACCCAAAAGGCGGAACGTTGATCACTTACTCGCCCGAATTGCCAGCTTAGGTTTTTCCACGTGGAACACAAGCTCTGCAATTGCGGTGGAACGCGCGATCGGCCGGGGCAGCGCACCTGCAAACAGTGCCATGCAACCTACATGCGGCGGTATCGTGTGAAGGCTCGCGCGCGGCTGGCGCGCAAGTATTTCGCAGCCGGGCATACCGCTGGCCGCAAGGGGCGCCAGCTTGCGGACGCGCTCGCGGAATTCGAACAGTTGCAACCATGACGCACGAGGAAATTATTACCTTCGTGATCGATGTGTTCGAAGGCGGATCGAAATACACCGATGCGCCGGGCGATCACGGGGGCGCCACCAAATACGGCATCACGCGCACGTTTCTCGCGCGCGCGTGGGGCAAGCCAATCAGCAAACTCGATATCAAAAACCTCACGCTGCAGCAGGCGATCGATGCGTATCGGCTCGTACTGCTGGTGCAAGCCGGGCTGCGCTCAATCGAAGACTGGCGCGTGCTGCTAGTGGTCTACGATTTCGCGGTGAATGCCGGTGCCGACGATGCCATACCGGCGCTACAGCGTGCGGTCGGTGCACAGCCGGATGGCAGGCTGGGACCGGACACGCTGAATAAGTTGAATGCAATCGGGCAGGCCGGATCGTATACGTGCCGAAACGCGGCCGCGAACGTTCTGGCGCAGCGTCAAGCCTTTCATATCGCGCGCAGTTATGCACCACAGCAGCAGCAGTGGGTGCGCGGTTGGCTGAATCGTTGCACGAAACTTCTGGCAGTGACGACCGCAATGGCTGAAACAGAAGCGCAGACGCTGCGCAAGCGCGCGGCCGCGGGCATGATCAAACCGGGCGAATACGCATCGGCGTTTGATCGGGTGAAGTTTGAGCGGCGGCGCAAGCACACCATCATGGCGGCACGGGCAATTGGTAAGAGACTCGCGCGTAAGCGCAAGAGGTAACGCATGGCATTCGAAGGCAAGCACACGCAGCTGCTCATCGCGTTCGCAGAAAAATTCGGATTGCCAAATCAGGGCGACGAACATGCACGCGCGTGGACGTTGAAACTCGCGCAGCAGTTTCGATCCGCGTTTCCGACCGAAGGCTGGGGCACGAAGCGCGCGAGTCTCAGTCGGCCACCGTCCACCGATGTGATTGCACGGAAGATCGGCAGCACGATGGTGGGCTACGATACCGTGCGCGATGCCGGTGTGGCATCCGCGGTGCTGATTCCGTCACCGGACGAAGTTGACATGAGCGATCAGGTGTTTATCGCTGTCGACGCGATCGATCATCTGGGCGCCGGAAGCGGGGCGGCACATACGACGGCGCTGTTCGTGTCGTGCTTCGGATTGCTCGGCATGTTTCTGCGCTACCGCGATGCGCTCGATCACGAACTCGATTATGCCTTCAATGTGATCGGTGTCGACGGTGTGCGCGCGTTTGCGAATCTGCGGCCGAACGAACAGGCGCGCGGCGACGTGTTCGAGTTTGTCGGGATGGACTATCGCGATCCGGCGTTTCGCAGCACGCTGGTGGAATGTTCGAAATGGCTACAGGGGGAATACGGCGGGCAGATCGCGTGGTGCTTGAACGGGAATCGGTTTATCGAAGAACACGGGCTCGGCGATCCGCTGGTGGATGCCGTGATCGATCCGCTCGTGCAGGCGCAGCTGCTGCCTACGGTCAAGTATTTCGAAATGTGGAATGAGTGGGTCGTGAACGGCGCGGCACGTCACACGCTGCGCAACATGGCGCGGCGCGCACGATCGAAGCTGCCGACCGGATTTCCGATTGCGCTTAGCAGTCCAAATACGATCATGGGCGGCCACGCATCGGCCGACGACGTGATCGCGGAAATCAACGGTATGTACGGCGGTGACAGCGGTGCGAATCTGATCACGCTGCATCCGACACGGCCGGATCCGATCTGGGATGCGCATTCGATTTACCAGCTGCTGCACGGTGCTGCGATGCAGGTGAATCCGGCGCTCAGCGCGCTGCTGTTGGCAACGGGTGAGCCGCGCGGTCCGGGCGCCAGCGCGGGTGGGGATGTCAGTCAGCCGCGCATTCTCGCGGGTGACTACATTTCTTCGATCGATGGTGGTGCGATCGTGCATGTGTATCATCCGATCTCTGGGATTTTTCACGGGCGCACGCCGTTTGATCATGTCAACCATCCGGGCCGATACGAAGACGAACCGAACGCGGCTGTCATTGCGGAGGCACTGTCGAGCGTGAGAAAAACAGGGAGCGGATCTGGCGCCGGTGGCGGCACGCAGCCACCGAGCGGACGCGACAAGATGATCGCGGGTGAATCGATTGTGCACGGCGAATCGCTGGTGTCACCGGGCGGCCATGCCAACCTGCACTGTCAGCACGATGGCAATCTAGTGGTGTATCTCGACGGGCAGCCGATCTGGGCATCGGGCACGGCACAGGATGCGCTGCAGTGGTTCGGCAAGGTGTTGCCTGATGGTGCGCCGCGCGTGATTCTGCACATGCAGCCGGATGGCAATCTGGTGCTCACGCAAGACGGGGCGCCGGTCTGGGCGACCAATACGTCTGGGCATGCGGGTGCCATGGTGCAGCTGCAGGACGACGGGAATTTTGTGATCTACGAAGATCCGCGCGGGCCGCTCGCGGGCACGCCGATCTATGCTACCGGGATTCCGGTGGCGCAGGCCGAAACACTGCGGCGCTTGCGTGCGTCGCATTCGTTCGACGTCGATCAGCAAAAACCGGCATGGCCTAACAGCTATCTGCCATAGGAGTGCATCATGAAATTGTGGGGAATGGAACCGGCTGCGATCGTTGGTTTTATCGGGACGGTGCTGGCGCTGCTTGTGGCGTTCGGCATCAATGTTTCGACTGAGCAGCAGGAAACGATCAAAAACTTTGCGATGGCGATCATCCCAATTGTGGGGGCGCTGGTGATTCGATCACAGGTGATTCCGGTCGCTAAAGTGGAAGCGGCGCACGGGGCGGAAGGTGTCAGCAAAGCCGAGAGCATTCGCGGATCGATGCTCATGGTGCTGTTGGCGATCGGGCTCGCTGGCTCGGCTGCATGTGCGTCAAAAACGACGCCGTCGACATCACCAGAAGCACAGGTCGCGATCTATGGCGATCGTTTTTTAGCCGCGGTTGAATTCGCATCCGAGCAAACGATCAAGCTGGGCGATGCGCAGCCGGAACTGCGGCCGCGGCTCACGCCGGTGCTCGGCGTCTACATTGAAATCGGCAAGGCTGGGCAGGATCTGGGGAAGGCGCTGCGCGGGCTCGACGCGGCGGGCAGCGAAGATGATCGCGTCAAGTATGCATCGCTGGCGCGTGTGATCTTGCTCGATTTCAATCATCGGTTACAGCAGATCGGGATCAACCTCGATCCGGCGATTCGTGAGCGGGTGGCGATGATCATTCAGAACGCGGAACTGGTCGCGCGGTTGCTGGACGCGTGGCAGGTGATTGCGAAGTGGCTGCCCGCACCTGCGGTCAAACCGGCTGCGCTGGTGCGGTCGTGTATCACCGATGCGAATGGCTGGTGCTCGGGACCGATCGATCTGCACGTGGTCACGTTTCACGCTGAGCAAACGTGCGCGCAGATCGGCGGGCGAATGTTGGAGGTGAACTGTGGCAGGTAATCAACCGAAAGCGGGCGCGAGCGATTCACTCGATCAACTGATTGCGATCGGCTCGAAGATCGGATCGTTGATCGGTACGTGGCAGCCGGGCATTACGATCGGGATCGATCTGGTAAAGCTGCTGATCAAAAAGTGGAATGAACGGCAGGCTGGGCAAGGTGGGCCGACGATCACGGTGTCGGATGATGAACTGATCCGGCGCGTCGAGGAGCGTAGCGCGCGCATCGTGCAGATCAATCAAAGCGCGCTCGATCGCTGGGTGCTCGAAGCGCTC